ATGACGGTAGGGGGTGTCTTTTTTAAGACCCCTCCCCACTGCTCTCGGTGTCAGTTACAGTACTATTTTTCTCCTCTTTGACCACTTTTCGATACAAATCTAAAGGATCAATCTCAATTAATCGATCAATTGCTCTCTCAACTTCTTCATCTTCTTCATTTTGTGTCATATCTTCTGTAACATTTGAGATTCTTGCAAGCTTAGAGCAAGTATAATAACCTTTTTCAACATCGAAATCAAACCAAGAAGCAAAATCTTCAATTGGATCAAAAGGATTATCGATTGTTGTAATAGAAACTCTTTTACTCATTTCATTTTGCTCCTTTCAAAATGTTTGAAATTGTTGAAGTAGAAACATTCATCTTCTTAGCAATTTCAGCAATAGTAGCATTTGATGCAGCCATTGACTTAATTCTAGTTATTTGTGCAGAAGATAAGAAAGTTTTGTCTTTTGGCATAGCTTTCTCTCTTAAACGATCAGGATCAGAGTTGTTTAATATTTCTTTTAATTTATTCTCTGTTATTGCACCTGCCTGAATAGCTTCCCATTGTTTGTCAGTTATATTAATATTACGCTTTCTTCTAGGTATTGAACCAACTTCTTCTCTATATTTAGATAACATTCTTTGTGAATACTTCCTTAAATCCTCTCCTTTTAAGTCTGGGTTTACCTTTTTTCGCTCATTTATCTTTGCGGCAGCCAATCTTTCAGCTGTTCTCTCTTTTATAGAGTTCTTTTTAGCTTCATTTAGATCAGCCATTAGTTCAGATACTTCCTTCTTATATATCTTACTAGCAGAAGGGCTATATTCTAGTCTACCGGGTTTTAATCATCTCTATACGAGCCTGATTAGCCATGGCTTTCATACTATTGGCATAGTCAGCATAAATAAGCTCCATAGGGTGTTGTCTTTTAGATACCAGGGTTCTAGCATCTGTAGCTTCACCCATCTTGGTACTAATATTAGTTCTCTGTTCAGTAACATACTTAATATTTCCTTGTTTATTTGTATAATATACATCACCGGTCTTGGGATCCTTCCTCATAACAGGTTCATATGTATCTCTATCCTTCTTGCTGTTCATATCATAGGTTATCTCCTTACCAGAGGTAGTCTTAAGAGTCTTTGTATGCTTCTGTTTATCATATGTTCCAACAGGATAATATAGTTTACTGTCTGGAGCTGTAATATATACCAAAGAACCTTCTGGTTTGTTAGGATCATACCAATCTTTACCTTTAATATTAATTCTAGCTTGACCTTGTCTCTTTGGAACATACTCAATACTCTTACTTTTAGAAATAAGAGTAAAAGCACCACCACCATTTTGGTATTCATCTTTCAATGCTTGAATATTATTATCTATTTCACTTTGTTTATAATCCAATTTATGTTTTTCTGCATCGATTACAACCATTGAATGCTTTACAGCTCTTGCTAGTTTTGATTCATCTGCACCTTGAAGAGTCATATCAGTAATAAGATTAGATATTCTACCCATTTGATTATTAGTATTTTTCATTACATTAATTTCTTTACCAAATTTGTTTATGTAATGTTTATTTCCTTTTTCATCTATAACTTCTCTAGTACCATATTCAGCTTTATTGTCAAATCCTTTAAGATCTTTTAGTTCATTACTTCTTTGAATTCTGACATTACCTTTTCTATCATCAGTTGGTATACACATAACTGTATCTCCATCAAAATCTGCACCAGAAAGTCTAGCTGCTACTTTAGAATTAATACAAACAGCATCAATAGATTTTTCTCCTATTAATTTTTTGCCTAAAGGGTTTTTATTATTAACAGTACATACAGGTATTTCAAATATACCACCATGAGGATAACGAATAAGTGCAAGTTTAGTTCCTGAATCATAACCAGGTGCATAAATTTCATTATCTTTTAATGTATTATTTGGTATAATAACATGATACTTTTGTCCTGGTAAAGAAGCGGCTTTTAATTCTACTGCTGCAGCATCGCAATTACTAGCAAATTTTTCTAAATAATATTTCTTTATAGTAGGATTTGTTAATGATTTTATTTCGTCAAATTCTGCTTGTTTAGATTGTTTAGCTAGATCTAATTGTTTCTTTGCCATTTCTTTAGTTTGTTTAGATAAGAATTGAGATGGTAAAGCATCTTTCCATTCAGTCCAATCTCCTTCATCAGCTCTCTTATTTATTAAACCTAATTTCTTTTTACCATCCTTATCAGTATACCAATATTGTCCACCCAATTCAACATCTTTTATAGCTGAACCAAATGGATTTTCTGGATCATTCTTTATTTCTTTAAGACATTGCATCTTTGATTTATCTCTACCTTTATTAGTATTAAATACAACATCAATACCATCTGGCATATTATCAGAATATACAGCCATTCCTTTAATATAATGTGTTCCATCAACTAATATACGAACTTGAGAATATCGAGAACCTTTTAAATCTAAATCTTTACATCCTCTTCTTAATTCAATAAGTCCATCTTTTTCTACACCTTTAAAACCATCTGGTCCAACTTCATCTGCATATCTTATTTTTAATCTTTTTGAGTCCATACTAGCAGGATATGTAAATCTTTTCTCAAATGTTTCACCACCATCTTTAGTAATATAATTAGTTATAGTATCAACTTTGTCATAATCAAATATATCTTTATGATTTACTTCTGGTTTAGCTAAAACAATTTGAGTAGTTTTTTGATTTGGATTAGTGTGTTGTGGAACTCTACCAACATATCTATGATATCCTTCTTTTTCTAATATTCTTATAGCTGTATCAAATTTTTCTCTAGATATGTTTCCTAATTCTTTTACCATTGTGTCGTCATATTCAACATTCTTACCAACATCAATCATTCCATGTTTACTTTTATTAACTTGTTCTCTTAAGAAATCAGCAGTTTTAGTTGCTTGATATATTTTTCCTTTTTCATCTTGTTCAAACCAACCTCTTACAGTTGATTCATTTTTAACACCCATTCTTTTAGCTATTTCTGTAGCGCCAAGTCCTTCTTTGTCACGAAGTCTTATAGCTGTTTTAATTCTGTCTATTTGTCTAAGATTATTAGCAAGACTTTTTTCCTTACGATATTCAGTACTTGTCATATTAAATTGTTCCATAATATTTTCAGGTGTTTCTTTCCATCCTTTTTTCTTTAATGATTCTATTCTTGCTAAAAAATCACTACTGTGTTGATAAGGGTCTTTACCAGAACCCCATGGATATCTTCCAGATCTTCTTTTAACACCATAATGTTGTAAGAATTCTTCATCAGATAATTCTGCTGATCCTAGGTATGATGCAATCTCTTCAGCAATTGGATTCATAATTTAGACCCTCCCTTCTACGTCTTCTAATATTTTATTTAAATGAATTATTTTATTCATGATTACAATTATTTCCTCGGCCTCAGGTTCATGAACTAATATTTCATCATTCTGATAGATACGCAATTCTATCTTAATATCTGCTGGTTTAACTTTATATTCCAAACAGAAAAGAGCAGCATATATTTCAAGCTGTTCAATATGTACTGGTCTAGTTCCAGTCTTTAAGTCATGTATTCTCAAAAAATTATTTCTAAAAGAAATAGCATCGGCAGTGCCGGAAAAATCTTTCAGAATAAAATAAAACAACTTCTGTATCCATTTTAAATCCTATAGCATCATTTACATATGAACATAAGGTTTTGTTAGAACGAGGTTGTTTAATACCTAACTTGATTGTCTCTGCTGCCCATTCATGTAATCTAGTTCCCATTTCAGCTGCTTTCATATTTCTAAATACTTCAACAACTTTTTTATCGTCATATCTTAACCAACTAGATTTGCTAGCTCCAAATGGTGCATGAAGACCTTCAAGGTTGTTATGATTATTAAAAATCATTTTGTTACCTCCTTAGTTAATCTCCAAAATATTTTTTCAACTCATTCAATATACTATCTTTATTTTCCGGATAAATAAATTTAGAAAATGACATTTGATTCATCTTCTCAACATAGTAATCTTGATTTGGTTGATGTGTGGCTTTAGCATGTCTTTTGTTTTCTAATGTCGCCCACTTATTCTTATAGAGAATTAATAAGTCCGGAATTCCTTGTATATCACTTGAATCTAATTTAGTAACTATAGATCCAGGAAATATACTTTTTAATTCCTTCTTGAGATTTTTTTGAAACTCACTTTCTTTCTTCACTGAGTAAGACCTCCTATTCTTTACCCAAAATAAAAAAGAGAACGAGACGAAATTTCAGTGATCGTCTTTTTTCTCCTTATTCTCTCTATTAAAGGGCATGTAATTTACGCGAATACTATTTTTTCTTAAGTTCTTCTGTTCTTGCTCTATAAGCTTGAACGAACTCATCAATTTTCGATCCAACATAATTTATAGCTCCTGCTATTGCAAATATACTTGCTATACCAAAACAACTCATCATTAACCAAATATTATTTTTACTCATTAATCCAATAAATATAAATACTGCTGCTAAAATAAATCCCATTAAATTTACCTCCTACATTTTTTCATAATCTTGAAATAATAAATCTCTATCATTACAACCAATAGCATCTACTATTTTATGGAACATATATAAACCTGGCATAGCATCACCATTAATATATTTACTAATCATTGGTTGTGTAGTTCCAACTCTATCTGCTAATTCTTCTTGTGAAATATACATATGTGCTAATCTTCGTTCTAACTTTTCCTTAAATTCAAATTTCCATTGCTCTTTAGTAATTGTATTTAAATTATAAGTATATGACCTTGAAGATTCTGTTTGAATGTCATAAATATATTTTACACCATCGTCAAACATTATAAATAAATCCCAGTCATCTATCCATAATATTTTTACAATATTTTCCTTTCTAGCGTTCGGACGCACATTCAAAATACATCCCCATTCTATACTACCGATTTGATTCATTTTTACCTCCTGTTTTTGACTAAATTTTATCATTTTTGCCCAGATGCCCACTTTTTTTTGCCAAAACTTTTTTATTTTTTGATTTTATATACTAAAGTATATAATTTCTATTTTTTTACTACGATCTTAAAAAAAAAGTGGGAAAGTGGGCAGAGACCTTGCAAACCTTAGAGCCACAAGCGATTCCGCCTGCCCAGTTTTCAAAAAAAAGTGGGCACAAAGTGGGCAAGTGGGCAGAAAAGTGGATTTTTTGACCATTTTTTTTATTTTTTCGTCAAGACAAATTTTTATTTTTGCCCACTTTTATAGCGTTTTTGCCCACTTTTATAGCGTTTTTGCCCACTTTTGTTACATTTTTTTCAAAAAGTGGGCAGAGATTTTCACTATTTTTTATTCTCCATTTCATCCATTTTTTCTATCAAATCTTGACATGAAATTGACACTAAATAACGTCCGTACGAAATCATCTGGCATTTTTCTACAGTCTTCATAATCAATAATCCACTGTCTAAATTCAGTCCAAAGTTCTTCATATTTTTCAGGCATTATATATTTCTCCTTCCTCCTTTTCCACTACAATATATTGTATATGAAAAAGATTGTAATTTAAATTTACTTTCGTCTATATTATTGTCCACTTTCTTTTCTGGTTTCTTCCAAATATGTTTATCAATATCTTCTGGAATGTTTTCTATCTTTTTAGGAATCTTACTAGTTCTAATATATAAATGTTTATTACCTACGTGCTTACTCTTTCCCATTTTATTCTCCTTTGTTTTTAATCAATATGAGGAATATGTTTATCCTCCTTAAAATAATCAGCTATAGCTGGTCTTTGAATTTCTCTGATAGCATTCATCATACTTATACAATCTTGGCCATCATATCTTAAAGCTCTATCATCAATATATAACTGGGCTGGCAACTTACGATTAGTTACACCAACTGTACTTATGTCACTCCAGAATAAATCACCTGGTAATATAGTTCTAGCATATAGTGGTATCTTTTTTATTATCCACCATTCTATAATTTGTTCTGGATCTCTAGTTGAGCAAATAAATACTGGTATACCTTTTTGTTGAAGAAGTTTTATTAAATCTATCATTTCCCAATTTGGTTCATCATAAATAGATCCATCTCTCCAACCTTTTCTATATAAATGTATAACGCCATCAAAATCAAAACATATAGCTTTACCTGTTTCTAATTTAAATCTTTCTATTCTAACATTATCATTTTCTATCATAATATAACAATACCTCCTATATAATTATATTATTAACATCAAATATACACCTAATAATAACAATGGAATACCATTATTAAATATAGCACATAATCCTAATATGAATCCTAACCAAATAAGAGTCATAACTGCTCTATATTGATTATTATCCATTTGATAAGCTGATTTATAATTATTATATGTGTTATTAACTACTTTTTTATTATATGGAATCTTTCTTTTCGTTCTCATTTTTGTTTTTCTCCTTTTTCTTTAACTTAAATATATCACATAGCTTATCTATAAAACTTTCTGACTCTGTAAAATCATAAGATAAGCATATAAGATGTCCACAATCAGGACATTTAATAGTCCTTATACATGCAAACCCTCCAAAAAATGATTCTTCATCAGGAGTTGTCATGCTGACTTCTACCTCATTATTCCAATATTTAAATTCACACCCACACTCTTCACAAGTGTATTTGTTCTTTTCTGGATATTTACCATGTTTAATAATTTCTGGCATTTCTTTTTCTCCTTCCTGGTTTTCTCGTTTGTGGTCCGACGTATTCTTCCGCTTCCATTACGTTCTTCAAAATAATTATGAAATTCTTCTAACATTCTATCTTCTTCTAACATCCATGGAACGTACTTCATTTCTCCAAATACATTTTCTATTAATTGACTAAATCGCCAATCTGGTACATTTTCTTTCCAAATCTTACCAAGTTCTTGCATAAATGGTTCAATTCTATTTGGATCTCTCACTAATACATCATCTCCTTTCTCATAAGCACCCGGGGTCATAAATGTCTTATACCCCTTAGGTGTCTTACAAATATATCCTATACTAATAGGTGTAATAGTGGAGTAAATATACGGTTTATACATAACTCGAGGTGTTAGCTCGTTGTCTATGTTTACAAACTCCATTATTTTTTCACTCCTTTATTTATAATAGCTAAAGATATCTGAGTACATCGTTTACATAAATGGAGAGTTTTAACTGTTTTATTCCTAGCCATATTGTAAATACTAATTCGATACAACCCATCTTCTTTTTCTAACAATTTGTGACATCTATCACATTCATAAATTGTCTTACCTTTATTATAATAATATTTTGTCTTAATCATGAGGCATTACCTCCTTTATTTCATCATTTGACTTATTCTTTCAAGTATACCGTTCGTAGCCTTTCTATCTAATCCATATCTAGGATCAATTTTATATATTCTCATATTACTGAATGACTCTTGTAGATCATATAACTCATCATCTATGATTATAAATTCATCACCGTCAATAGTATTTTCAAATAACCAATCTATAATTTCATTACCTCTACTACCAACATCACCAGTCTTATCAAATATTTTTATTCCGTATTCACATAATCTTGCTTCAAGCACTGTCATACATGGAGCTGACTTTCTCCAAGAGCTAGTCAAAACTATTTGAGCACCAGTTTTGTCAATTATTTTTCTAAGATTTTGTAAACTCTTTGGATTAAATGGCATATTTTGCATAAAGAACTTACCACCGTATTTCTCATGTTGTTTTTTATAATGATTATAATTATTCAAAACACCATCTACGTCTAGGAAAATATATAACTTTCTAGTTAAATTAATTTTCATTAATTTCTCCTTTCTATTAACTTTCATTTCTCCAATTATCAAACTCCTTATCATATTGAATATATAAAGATTTAATATGATCAAGTTTTATTTCTGGTCTTTCACCACTTAATAATATATTTCTTAAACTATTCATAAATTCTAGTACTGAGTTTTTAGAAACAGCGTCATGACCAATAGCCTGTAAACATGTTATCCTATTAACCAATAATCGATAACATTCTTCACAATAAGCTGGTTGATCGCCTCCACAATGTCTACATTTACTGGGATCTAATTCTTTAGGTATTACCCCTATATTACCATTAGGTCTTACATTAAATCCATTTGGTTCTGCTATAGCAACATTTAAATCTGGAGCTTTGATATTTAATTTGACTGACTCAATTTTTTGTTCACCAACTATTCTATTCTTAGGAAATTGAACTATCTTGTTTTTATTGACATCATAGGTACATCCTTCACATCCCATTTTTTCAACTCTACATCCATCCCATTCTTTTGGTGTGCATGTTTGTTTTGATACATTCTCATTTAGTACCCTAGCCATTTCTTCATTAATTATTTCATGAGTACATACCTCATTTGTTAATTTAGATTTGTAAACTTGTTCCACTGGACTATAATATATTTTCAATTCTTGTGAATCTATATTATATCTTTGAAATAAGTATTCAATAAAATCATGTATTTCTTTTTGAGTACAATATTTTCCTGTCTGCATATCTATAAATTTTTTATCTTGGACATCATATCCTAATAATCTTTGCTCTGGTCCCATAAACCAATACCTCCTAAATTATTCTTTTGACTTGACATTGAGATTTAGGTAATAAGAAATCCTCATCTAATATTTTAACTCCATATTCTTCACATACTCTTCTCTCAATTATACAACCCCTAGCTGTTCTCCAACCAGGAGCAAAATATACAGCATCTACTTTACCTATTAAATCTATTGATTTACCTAAATAAAATAGAGCTTCATTATTATACCCTTCTGTTTCTTCTGTAAAAAAGTTGTCAACAGTATCAATATGTAACTTATTAAATTGCATTCTAATATCATGTAATTGTCTTTTAACCTCTTCATCAGATCTATTGGCCATTGGTAGAGCTATCATTACTTTCATATTTATTTCTCCTTCCATCATTTATATAATTATTACAATTTTCGTCTCCATCAAACTCATCTAATTCGAATTGTCCACATCCGAGACAAGTATCACATCTACTCACTTAATATACCCTCCCATAACTTAACACTGTTATCTTTTTACTTCTTTTAGCTTTGTTAAGGAATTTTTGATATAAATATTCAGATGTAAATGTTTTATTAAATTTTTCACCTGTGGCATTATTTAGTAGCATTACTTCCCACATATTCTTTTCTCTGCCTCCTCTTTATAATATTTTTTAACCCAGTCAGTACCGTTAATTGGACTGGTTAAATTTGAAGCCATAAGATTTATCATAGTATCTTGAACTCTTAATTTATGTATCATCCATTCTAAATCTTCATTTGGAATAGTATAATCTTCATTTGGAATAGTATAATCTTCATTTGGAATAGTATAATCTTCATTTAACATAGATATAATTTTTTCTAATCTTTCGAATTCCTCTTCATCCATAGTTTTTTCCTCCCTATAAATTCTTTTATTCTTTTGCGTAAGGACATTTTATATTGTTTTTCTGTTGTTTTATAACAATTGCGACCTATTCTATAACACCATTTTTGTTTACATGGTATATTTTTATCAGGATCACATCTATATAATCTTTCCATTACTCGTTCACCTCGCAAATACTTAATAAATGTTCTATAGCAGTTTTAATATCTTGACCTGCAACTGCTTCTCCATTTTTTTCAATATTTGTTATGAATGTTTTTAGTTGAGAAATATAAATAGCCGAATCGTTTTCAATGTCCTGTTCTAATATTTTTCGTAGTTGTTTATATACTCTACGTACTCTCCTTCTAGGAATATAACTTTGAAGTTGTTCTTTCAAATCATTAACTTCACTTTTAAGTTTTCGATTTTCGTCTTCTATTTTCATAAATATAATTCCTTTCTAGGATCTTTCTTCAATCATCTGTCTCATGTTATACATTTGGGTTAAAGATACACTAGGTATACCTAATATATAATGGAGTACATCAGAATATAGACAACCAGACTTATCAGTATAATATCTTTTACCGTATAGTTCTACTTTCATTATAGTTCCTCCTTTCAATTTTTATATATCATTCGTATCTTATTTTTCTGACCATAGATCCTTATCTTCTTTTAATTGCTGAATTAATCTTTTCTTTCTTTCATTAGATTCTAATATTCTATCAAAATCTTCTTTAAGATCATTATATTTTTCTTTTAACTTATCTAATTCTGAGTCTCTATCAGAGATAACTTGAGCCTGGTATTCAATTATTTTGAATAATCCTTTAAATAATTCATTTAATTTAAGACCAAGCTCGTCGTTGTTCTCAACCATTTCAGATATCTTTTTACAAGACTCATATATTTCATCAAAATTAATTGGTTGATTGTTGTTCTCCATTTTCTTCCTCTTTTCTTTGTACTATAACTACATCACGTCCGAAGAAATGCTTTAACTCTTCTAAAGTAATTTCCATTGGTTTGTTTCTATCTTCTAAGATCTTATCACGAATATCAAGATCAAGATTTATACTATGAAGTTGGTGTTGCATCATATGAGTTACTAATATATCTAATGCACTTTCAAATTCCTCATCGGTGATATCATGATCTAAATATATATGAGGATATTCTTTTTCTCCTATTAAACATGGTTGAAATTCTGCTCCAAAATCATGACCCATTGGATCAAGGGATTCAAAATTAGGATTCATTGGATTAAGGGATTCAACTGTCTCCTTAACATTTCTAACAATATTAATTCTTAATCTCTTTTTTTCTTGCATTTTTTCCATTTTCTTTACTTCCTTTCTTTGTTTTAGTTTGGTGTTCTTCCATAGCTATCTTATCAATATTATCTTCCGGTATAAATTCTCTTTGTACTGATATTGTTGGTATATTATTAATATTTCTATCAATAGTAAATGTTACTTTACAATTTAGAAAATATTTTTCATTTCCTAATATACTATCAGCATTATTTATAATACTTTTTCCTGCATTAATAATATCTTCAATTAATTCTTCTCTAGATTTTATAGTTTTAACTTGTTTTACTTCTTGCTTTGCCATATTACGTTTCCTTTCTGATTAATTATACAATATGGATTTCCGTCAGCGTATAATGTAGTAATATCATCATCTACTATTTTTCTCATTTCATTTGGTGTTAGAAATTTATTAAATATAAGTGCCTCACCAAGTGATTTTCCAGCTTTAGCTAACGATTCACTAGCTTCCTGTGCAGATACACCGAATTTATCCATATTATTTACAACTTTCATTTGATTTTTTGTTAAATCTATAGTCATTTTTTCTACATTACATTTGTAAGTTTTTTGTTTAAAATATCTTTTAATCTTTTCATATAATGTTAAATGTTCTTGTATAGGTTCTATATCTTTAGACATAAGCACCTCCTAGTTTATATATTTTACTTTTTACTCTTTTTTGAAGTCTAGATATTTGTGTTTGGGATAGATTCATTTTTTGTGCTGTTTGAGCCTGTGTATAACCATTAATATATTCTTTAAATATAAATTGTTCACGTTCGTCTGTAAACACAACTGGTATTTTTTTAGTAACTTCAGCAACATAGGCTCTATCTACTATATCCTCTTCATAATCGATTTCTGAGGCAATAATATCTTCTACTGTTAAATTATCTTTTATAGGTTCAGAAAAGCTTGTATAACGATTCTGATGCTTTCTAAGGCCACGTACATAAATGTTTATATGATTTTTTACAATTGGGTATGCATAAGTACTTATAGCTCCTCTATTTTCGTCATAATTTAGACAAGCTTTCCATAAACCAAGTAATGCTACTTGCTTAATATCTTCAAATTCATTTGGATAATTTACTCTATATGATTGACATATTTTATATGCGATATTTGTATTCTTATTAAATAATTCTTCTTTTGTCATGATTGTTTCCTCCTATTTTTTCTTTTCTTTTTTCTCAGGTTTTTCTTTCTTCTTAAAATTTACTGGTTTTCTAGAATCTTCATTACTAGGATTATTTAAACATTCATGACATGGATCTAAATAATCTGGTGAATCAAAATATTCACAATCTTTACAATATTTATCAAATTCTACGATTTTATCTCTAATTTCCATAGTACATTCATCCTCTCTAAAATATAAATTAAGCTATATAACCTTTTTTAATTCTTTCTTTAGCTACTTTATATATTTCTCCAGCTATTTCATTTAAATTTTTAGCTACTTCATAACCAATAAAGAATCCAAATCCTAATTTAATACAATCTATTAATCTTACTTTAGGCATAATTATCCTCCTTTCTTAATAACAAAATTTTTCTAATATAAATCTTCGATAATCATAATATAGTTCATCTGCAACTTTATCATAATCTATCCAGTTTGGAATATTGTTATAGAATTTTGTATATCTAACGCCTCTAAAACCAGATATACTTACTGTCATTGTACCATTGTTCATTCCTATAAATACTCCACCTTTTACTTTTTCTTTTAACCTTTTATGCAATTCTATGCATTTAAAAAACTCGTGTTTTTCCATATATTACTCCTTCTTAAGTACAAATATAAGTTACCATGCAACCCATTTTGACTCATTAAAATTCTTTTTTTCTTTTAAACTCCTTGATATAGCTAAATCTATACCGCTTCTACTCTTTAAATGATAATAATATAAATCTTTATATGGTGTATTTAATCTATCTATTCTACCAGATGATTGTTCCATTATTTTATATGAATAGTTTTGACTGAAAAATATAATGGTATCTGTTTTAATACAATTCCAACCCTCTGCACCAGCATTATACTGAACTAAATATATCCATTTGTTTGTGTTAGGGATTGGTTGGTGTGCATGGCCGATTCCATTCTCTTATTTCTCTATTGTCTCCTAAATTTAAATTCTTTAAGATTTCTAATTCATAATCAAAGTTATAAAATATAATTGCTCGAGGATGATCTTCTAAAAGCTCTAATAATTTAACTACTCTATCTTCAGACTCATTCACTATTCTTCTTAAAATATAACATAATGTGCTTGCTTGTTCTATTGGTTGATTTTTATATGGATCCCATCGTGTCTTAGTTACAGACTTATACATTATTCTATCATAATCCGTATAGACATCTTCGTGGTGAGGAACAGTCTTTCGTTCAAAATCCATATTTATTAATATTCGATTTCTTAATCTTATCAATCTACCTGTGTTAATATATCTATCAATCTTTGGATATTTACTAAATCTAGAATATACTATATGTTCTCTAGTGAACTCTGTTTTATTCTTATAAAATCCATTTGCAATAAATACCGGAATATAATCACCCCATGTATCTCCAGGGGTAGCCGACAATAAAATCCAGTCATTTGATTTAGAAATTTTGAGAAAGGCTTTTGTCCAAGCACCATATCCAATTACTCTTTGCTCATCAAATATAAAGAAAGCATTCTTAACATCTGCATATTTTTTAATGTTATTCCAACTGTCTATTATTATTTTATTACCATATCTTTTAGTCTGTTTTTCATCTGCAGACATAAGAAATGGCCCTAATTCACCTTCCCATTCAAGAGTATCTCTTTTTCTAGCTGTTGTGATAATATAAAGATCTTTAGGTTTCTTTTTAGGTGGTTTAAACTCTGGTTCAACTTGTCCACCTTGTTCTTTAAAATAATAATACAGAGCGGTTCTAGATTTACCAGAACCAACTCCCCCATTTAATATGCAGCCATTTTTCATATTGTTAACTGCTTCCATCTGATAGTCATATAGAAACTTATTGTTCTTCGTGTTTTCTTTTCTTTTCATCTAATTTATCCTTAATGGTATCTAAGACACCTTCTACTTTTTCTCTAGTCTCGTCTGACAATTTTATATAAGATTTTCTTTCATTATACCAATTAAAGATTTCATATAAGTCTCCCTTAGACCAAGAGAAACTCCACCAGTCACAAATCATTTCAAGAATATATTCATCTGGCATATCTAATATTATCATTCCTTCGTCCGGATTATCATTGTGTAATATCCAATATTGCCAATGATGAGGATTATTATGAATGTGATGTAACCATGCTACATTAAATTCTCTAACAACTTCATATGATCTATTTCCATAAAAATAATTATCATATGCATCGTATTCTTCTTTACTATATTTAGATTGGTCATGAGCATTGACTACTTGATACTCTACTTTAGCTCTTTGATCTTCATCTAAAAATAATTCAGGAGTATTTTTACATAACCAATCAAATGCTTCTTTTACAGAAGATTTATGTTGTAATATATATTCATCATATTTTTGACTCATTATACTCTCCCTTCTGCTCGTAATTGATGCCAAGCATTTCTTATTTTATTAGTTTTTAATTGACGTTTAATAATATTTCTCAATATCTTTCTATTGTATACCCTTCTATAAGTTTTCTTATACTTTGTATAATCTATCTTTTTGTTTTCGATGTGATCTTGAATATCTTTTTCTAATTTTTCATCCATTTTATTTTCGTCCATAACTTACCTCCTAACCCATTTTTACGAATCTTAATTCTGGAATAATAATTTCTTTTCTTTCATGTATGAAAGGTTTATCTGCCACAGCATTATAAGCTGGCATTTGATTGTTAATATAAACTGGTATAGTTACTCCTGTTCTTTCATGTAATTCTCTTATACCAACTTCATTTAATATCTTTTCGATCCATTCATTTAATTTTTGATTTGTATCTATTTGTGCACTAACTGATTTTTGTAACTGTATGTTTTCTGAAGATTTATGTTTAATATCATCTTCTAAAGATCTACAAGTTTTTTTAGCATCTTCGTAACGGGTAATTAGATAATCATTACTTGAAGTTGCTATTCTTAAATCCCTTTCTAGATCGTCGATCTTCTTTTGCATTTTATTATATTGTTCCTTACTAATTAATTTAATAAACATAATATTTATTTCTCCTTTTTTAAGGTATCAACACCCATAATTTCTTTAATTTTTTCATTAGTTGCATTCACAATTGGCATGATTTCTTTTTCTGCACATTCTTTCCAATATTTTTCTCTCTTCCAAAATGGAAGTTTATAAATATCACTACAAACATTACAGCATATCATTGCTTCCATCATACCCCAGCAACCATCGCATGCTCGTTCATTACACCAAGCACTAAATTCTTTAAATTTCATTACTTCATTCCCTCCAACTTAGCTTTTGTCTTAACAAAAAATCTAAATCTTAATAAACAAGTAATTAAATATATACCCACTACTAATTTTAGTGTACAAGTAAAATCAAAGCATAACGAAATCATCCAAATAAATAAATAAGTAATACCAAAATTTAATAATATTTTTAAACACTCTAAAAATATAAAGCTTAATATTTTTGCTATATATTTCATATACAATACCTCCTATAAATTAAAATTGTGAAATATCAATATTTTCTATTTCAGCTCTAATCTCTAATTGTTTTAAATAATTACCCATATAATATGCTTGCATTTGTAATATATCTATTGGACAACGTGGTTCAAAATCCAATGTTTTTGCTTCATACTTAACTAACATTTTATGTAAATTATCATATCTAATTTTAGTTTGTAAGTATTCAGCTTGAAATCTTTCTTTATAATCTGAACTGTTCATCAAATCAACAGTATCCGTTAATTCATAATTTACAACTTTTTCTTTTAATTCCATGATTAATATCATCCTTTCTAAAAATATAAATAGACCGTCCGTAGACGGCCAAATGATAGAATTTGATGGTAGCCTAATCACTACCTGGGAATTGAAGCCCTCACAGAGTTTACTGCTACTTGCCACCCAAAAATATCAATTAAAATGGTAAATCTTGTGCAGCATATTGTGCACCAAATCTATCAATATTTTGTATAACGTTCATTGCTTGTAAATATGCAGATCTTCCTTCTTTACCATTTACTTCCCAATCGTATGGTCTAAGATCCATATCAACACTTTGAATATCAATTTCGTCTAACATTCCAACTGTTTCTTCTGTCAATCTTTTAACATTTCCTGCTGATTGAACATAAATATTTGGACCTCTATTATTAAATTTGACTTTTACTGGTAAGAACATAAATGGTGTATCGTCTTCGTCTCTTGGTGGTTTAATTTTTACATTCCATCCTTCAGCTGTTAATTGATCACAAATTTCTTGATTAGGAATTATAACTGCAAAATTTCTATCTCCTTCTCTATTATATTTACTAGCCTCTCCTCCGAAGTTTCTATAAATAATTCTTGCGTCTTCTATTTGAAGAACGCCTCTAACTGATTCTACTTTCATAAAATTTCAATCCTTTCTTTTTCAATTTTTATTATGAATAATATATTTTGATAAATTATAACCTATTTTACATTCATCCATATCAAATTTTGGACAATCAAAACATGTCATATATTTCCTGTCACCGCAAGGAGGATAAGGTTCATACTTACCCTCTATAGTTTTTTCTAAGTTAGGATATGGATCATCGGATACAAACCATTCAAAATCTCCATATTTAGATATTGTACTAACTGCTTCATCAACAAGATTATTATAATATGATCTATCGATATAAGCTTCATTAGTACCTCTAACTGTTTCAGATTCTAACCATCTATATCCTTTTGATCCAGTTGCGGCATAATATTTGCCATCTTTCTCCCTTACTAGTAAACCTCCACCTTTACCTGGAAGTATCGGACAGAAGTTTCCTACTTTTCCGATAAATTGATAATCATGACCTTTCTTAATTTCTCTTAATAATGATTCTTTAGAAAGATTATAATCTTCTTCAGATATCATTTGTTTCTTAAATTGTTGCTCTAATTTTGTTAATTCTTTTTCATATTCAGATACATCTGGAAGATTTTCATTTAAATCTAAATATAAGGCTGAAGTAACAGATTTAGTTTCACACATATCTTCAAATGTGATCAATTCTTTACTAAATAAAGTTTTAAATACATAAGGAATCTGGAATTGTGTACCTGTTGCATCCCAGTGTCCATCATCATATTTACAAACATAAACAGCATCATTAACAAGACACATTCTATCGTATGTAGCCTCATGTTCAAAAGTATAGCCATACTTCTTACCAAAATCCATGACAAATTGTATGATTTCTTTTGTAGCATTAGGTATTTTTATTGAGTCTGTCTTAATATGTGCTACAGTAAATCCTCTTTTTTGAACTTCATGTTTAAGATCTATCATAAATAGAGCTCCACGTTTTGCAACAATATTATCTTTATTTCTAATATCTCTGAATGGATTATCAAAGTTTGCTGCTGTTAAACCATAAACTGAATTTATAGCTGTCTTTAAAGCGTTAGCTAAGTTTTTAGAAGTAATTTCTCCATCTTTTACTTTTTGAATATAAGGTGTAAGTTTTCCATCAAGCATATTACTAACAGTATTCCAATCTTCATGTTTAATATTTACTCTACCTTCAACAATATCCCTAAAACGTTCAGTATATTCAGGGCCAAATAGACACTCAGCAATATCACTGTGGGGATGCATACTAGCAATATCCAACAAAGCAACATTACAATAAATACCAGGCTCAGCATAAACATAACCACCTTCACCTACTTCCTCTCCTCGATACATAGATTTTCCACCTTCAAATGTATATCCTGGAAAATATGGAAGAAGACTATTTGCTTCACCATGGGTTTGTTTCATCATATCTGGACAAGCCTTTTTTAAGAATTTTAAAATATCATCTGGTAATTCTTTAACAGGTTCAGCTAAATTTCTGTAGAAGAATTTACTTTGAGGTTTCTTATCATTACCGAATATAATTTTAGTTGTTAATGTATTTGTAGTATCATTAACTGTCATTCCAGCTAAATCTGCTAATATTTGCCTTGCTGTCCAATCTGCTTCTAAATAATCAAAAGCTGCTTCAGTTGCAATAACATCATTATCACAATATTCAGCAACTTTAGGCCATAATTCTTCGGGTACTGGTTGATCCCAAGGCAATCCTAACTCTTGATGGTGTATACCCATCTCTATTTCTAATTTCTTTAGAGATTTTTTATTTCCAGCCGAAGCAAAATCATAAATATCAGTATATGATAAATTATATGCCTCACCAAAAAATACATTTTTTTCTCCTGCAATTATTCTTTGAGACAAATTAAATAACTGTTCATTAGAATATCCAAGTAATCGTGCATATATTAAATGATTATCATAACGTCTGCAGTTAAATCCAACTAATCTATATTTAAGTAGTTCTTCAATATCCTCTGATTCTGGATTTATCATTCTAACTACTTTATTTTCTTTACCTCTTAATTTCCAATTAACTAAAAATAAGTTTGGAAACACCTCAATATCATAAAATATAATCTTTTTATTTTTACTATCAACAGCAACTGATGCATCTTCTGACTTAAAGTGCATCTGTCCTACTAATTTAACACAATACTCTGATTGATTAGTACTATTCATAGCAAAAGCGTATATTTCATTTTTCATATCTGAAACATCATATTTCAGACCTCGTTCATAGGCATCCTCTAAAATCTTATATATAAAATCTATACTAGGCTTTGTGCCTGGATGAATTTCTTTGTTAAGATTTCTTTGGATAAGTTTTCGTAAACCTATTTCACTTTTTATTATGTTTTCGCTTACCACTTTATTTTCTCCTTTCATCGGTAGACCAGAACTAATTTTCTTTATAGGTAAATTATTACACTTCGTTAACCTCCTTCGAAGTGAACTCTTACCTGTAAATACCTTAATTTCAATACTATCAGCATATACTCTGCTAAGTTTTGTAACATCTCCTGTGAAAATATAATGTAAGTGTATACCAGCGCCACTTTTACTTAATTCAGCATAAGTAGCTGGCCATTTACTAGCTGCCTCTAAATTCTTTTCAAAGGATTTGTTACCGTTCTCATCTTTGATGTCAAAATCTATAACAATATGATTTTCGGGTATTTTAACATAATGTATTTTTGAAGTATTAATATCTTTTAATGTTGTTTTGACATTATCCCATTTCTTTGCAGGAGTTTCTTTTGATGTAGCATATTGTGCCAAACAATCAGCACATTCTTTATCAAATATAGATTCCTGCTCCTTAAATTCTATTAGATTAGATTTAGTTTTAACTTCTTTTTTCTGTGGTATATCTTCTAAATCAAATATATCTGTCTTAAAACCACTATAATAACTTCTTAATCTTTCTCCATTATCACTATTATATCTATCTTCATAATCTCTAAAATAATTTTTTAATTCCTCTTTAAAAGCTCTTTGTGGTATAGGATATGGAACTCTTGTATCTTCACAATATGTTTTATACATTTCCCATGCTGCCTTTAAAGTTGTTGAATCATTTTTTTTAAATATTAAATATGAATCAAATACAAAATTATAGAAATCATTTGAGGCTCCCATCATAGATCTTGGCATGTAATTGTCATAATATCCTGGATCTTCTAAATATACTTCTCTGCAATGCCAAGCAATAGGCCCCAACTCGAATTTAACTTGTTTTGTTAATCTTTTATAATCACTAGCTGGTAACTTATTTCCTGTAGGACTAACATCTATTAATCTTCTTATAAGACCAGATTTAGCATCTGTTATTCTTACTGGTTTATTAGTACCCATAAATAAGAAGCATTTAAACCTATTAGCATAAGTAGACTTAAATTTCTCATTTACAGTCATTAATTCATGAGATACTAAACTATTAAGTCTTGTATTATCTTCTATTTTAGATAAATCACCATCGTGTTGTATAGCAACTAATGGATTACATTTGAATGGTTCAAGAGCAAATGAGTTACTGCTAGAACCTAATGCTTTTGCATCAAATACTGAATAATAACCCTCAAACAAATCTTGTATAATATTTAATACTGTAGATTTACCTGTACCTGCTGCACCATAGAATACCATAAATTTTTGTATCCATTTAGAATCACCAGTAACAATACTACCAATTGCCCATTCTATCTTATGTCTATTTTCTTTATCATAGAGAGTGTCCATAATTGTATCGTATGCATCAGTATTTCCTGGTTCTAATGGATAATTTAATCTTTTACTTGCATGATCATCTTTATTAGTTTCAGTATTAGAAAATATTATTGTTTCGTCTAACATTTCAAATGAATCTCTTTTTTGCTTCTGGCAATACTTATGCCAAGAATCAATAGATCCAGTAGTAGAATCCCACATATATAATACATTTATTTTTGTATCAGGATGAGCTTTCTTATAGTCATCATATGCTTTTCTTAACTCTGAATCTATTATTGCTAAAGCATCATCTTCATTAGTAGACCATAATCCAACATCTTCTAGCCATACTGCATAGAAGTCACCGCCTCTGATCATCAAATCTTTAGATTTAGGATATAAACGAAATCTGGGATATATTTCAACACCTGTTTTTGTTGAACGTACTGATATGATTAAAAAATCTACCATAATTATTCTCCCTTCGTTTCTATCGCTTCTACTTTCTTCTCTAAAATATCAATTCTATTTTTCTGAACAGATACTGTTTTGGTTATACAATACATACAACCTGTTATAAGGAAAAACATTATAGCATTAGTCTTATCTACCTTTTTTATGTGATCTGCAATATTTTCTATATTTTTTGTGTTACTTACAATACCTCTCATTATAATGTCTATCATTATCTTTCCTCCTTTCTATTCAAATTTATCTAAATACCAACATAATTGTGTCCATATATCAATCTGTGTTAAATCTTCATTACGATCTGGCATATAAAATAATCCGCCTCTTCCATTAGGTTCATATTGTCTTTCCATGAATTTATAAATTATACGTATAGCTTCATCTTTATTAAATCGTTCATCTGTCATATAACTTAAACCTAAATTTTTAATCATACTCCAAAACCATTGTGTTGTCCTATCCCCATATCTAACATTTGCCATTATTGTGTCTTCACATCTAATAGCTAAAGCTAATATCATTTCAAGAACACTACATGGTTCATTTAAAATATCAATTACATCGTCTCGTTTTACATATATACTATATCTATATCTAAGACCAATACCGATCATTAAATCTACTCAAATCATCTCTAATATAAAAATCAAAATCTATACTATGCATTAACATAAGTAATTTTCTATATGAAACACCGTCATGTGCTTTTCCTCTACAAGCATTCTTATATAACCATTCAAAATAATCATTTCTGACTGTATCTTCGAATGATAACATTATTGCTCCTCCTCACCACATACTTCGCTAAATGTCTTTTCAGAACGTAAGATTATATAATCTATTTCTGATTTTTCATCTCTAACGAATACTCTTTCAGTCATTGGATCATTAAATTCTTCTAATGCATTTCCAACTACAGCTTCAGGATCAACAATGATATCATCGTCATCATCTGCTAAAACTGAATCAGAGTAAAATATTAATGTTTTTTCTTCATTACCAAATTCACCAAATTCATCTTCTGTTATAACATATGGTGGATTAGGTACTAAATGATCTTCTTGAGTATTAACTAAATAATCTTCATCATCTATATCACCTGGTTGTCCTCTAAAATCCTCAACTTGAACACTTTCAGTTTCTTCTTCGGCATAATCAGCACCAGTAACATACTTTTGATTATTGATTATTTTTTCTAATTCTTGGTTATTTTTTTCTATTTCTTTCTTTTGAATATCTTCTTTCATAGTTTCTACTTTTTGTTTATTGAACTCAGATTTTTCTGCTAATTTTTCTTTATATAATTCCTTAACAGATTCTATTTCTTCTTCAGCTAGATTTCTATATTTTCTTTCTACATATTTCCATGTAACTAAAGAACCAACACCAACTCCAGCTAAAAATATAAATACATTTTTCATTGTATTTTACCTCCTATTTAATTTATTCCAAAATTTATAGAATCATATAGATAATTACCAGAACGGTAACTATCTAGACCTCCTCAGATCAATTCATAAATTGGACCATCAACATTAAAATCTAATAATATATTACGTTCGTATCCATTTATAAATGCCCTTTTTCTTTCATCAGATGGTTCATAACCTGATAAACGATATATACCAAAATCAACATAATTATCTCCATTTGGATTCTTTTCATCATATATCCATCCAACTACTTGTCCAGCTTTAGTTTTTGGTATACCTAACATTTCATATACATCATTTAAAAATAAATGACCTTTTGCTTTTAATACCTCGTTTGCATAATCTTGTTGTCTTCTTAAGAACATTAAATTATACTCAGCATCTTTATGATGTTCAGTACTTGTTGCTTCATCAAAGAATCTTGCATATTCGCTAATATTTTCTAATGGATTTCCTTCAATATCATATTGTATCTCTTTTACTGTCTTTTCTTTACCATTTTTATCAGTTACTTTCTTTTCTACTTCTTTAGCTTTAATATTATATCTTAATTCTTTGTCTACTTTTTCTCCAAATCTGTCTACAACATTTGCTCTATATTTTTTAAATCCTTTATCGACTGCTGTATATGCTGCAGCAAGAGCAACATTTCTTCTTTTTAATATTTTTTGTCCCATAACTATACTAGCTATAGATACGCCACCTAATATAACTGATGGGGCATATAATTTAACTAATTTAACACCTGTTTGAGCATAAACTGTTGTTAAATCTTTTTTAGCATCTTCTTCAGAATATTTTTCTGATTTTTCTTCTAAACATTTGTGAATAATATCAGTATTAGCATTTTTTTCATTAAATATTTCAGTTGCTTTTAATGTAGCTCTACAAGCTCCAACAGCTGCTGTAACAGTACCAACTATACCTGCTACCATTAAAATTTCAGGACTATGTTTTTTAATTTTTAGTCCTGTCTGATTAATTATTTTCTTAAATTCCATTTGTTTCTCCTTCTTTCATTTTAATAATATTTTCAATATTTCTAACTTGTGGTAATATCAATATACAATTCATACTAGTTTCTGAATATGTAACCATAGCCTGACTAAAATCTGTCCATCCATGTTTCTTATAAATATCAGGACATTTGTCTGTAGAATATGGTAATAGACTTTTATTAATCATTTTATACATATCCTCACAAGTTACATATCCTTTTTCTTTTATAAGATTATAACCAGCATCATATACCATTTTACCTTTTTCTATTGAATCAAATTCAAATTCATTTACAAATTTCATAAATATAATACCTCCTAGTCAATCGGAACTGCTCTAGGCATTTTGATCATATATCCGTCTCTTACTCTCATTATTTCAGCATTACGAATATTCATCCAACCATATTTATTATCTGTATAATTTCCTGTGATACCAACTAAATCATATAAATCGGCAACACGTACTAATCCATACGTTTCAATTAATTCATCCATTCTTGATAAAACATCTTCTGCTTCACCTCTAGTTGATAAAATAATATCATCATATGAATAACTTCCAGCCATAATAGCTTGTCTTTCATTCATTCTATTTCTACTACCTCTATCATCATAATAACTTCTATATGATACACGATCAGCAGTAGATCTTCTATTCTTACCCCTAGTCTCACCATATAAGATAATATCAATACCGTCTGTAACAATATCAGAAATCGCTTTCTTAATTGCAGGTATTAATACTTCGCCAAGAACATAAGATTTAACATTCTTAGCATCTTCAGATATAAAATTATCCATAGCCTGACTAATCTTGCTTTTCTTTTTTGTTTTAACAACACCAGTGACAACTTTTTCTACTTTTCTGTCCTGTGGTTTATTATTCTCATTCGTTTCTTTCTTTTGTAATTCTTTAGAACGATATGAGTTTGATTTGTACTCTTCCATAAGTACTTCTCCTTTCTAAATAAAAAAAATAAAAAGAGCAGTATGTATAATACCACTCTAAGTACAATATTTTCTAATTACTATAAATGAATTACTCTTCATCAATAATTTCTGCCTCTAGAACTTCTCCATCGTTAACAGATTCTTCTTCAGATTTTCTACTTGTTCTTGCTCCTAATAAATATCCAATAAATCCTACAGCTCCAACACCAGCAACTTTTAATATAGTTTTACCGATCTTTTTAGCTTTAGCTTTTTTAGATTCTTTTTCCTCAGAAACAACCATTTCTGTAGATTCTGTTTGTTCTTCCTCCTTAACAACAACTTTCTTTTCTAGATTTTCGTTTTCTTTTTTTACTGACATAGTAAAATCCTCCTTTATAAAATTTATTTTTAGAAAAATATTATTTTCCATAACAGTACACGTTTTTTACGCGACTAATTTACATTAATTTATCAAAGTCATACCTTGGTGCTACATAATAATCTATTACAACACATGGTTCATCATTTTCTGCTAAACATGTATCAAATGTTGGTTCAATTAGGCCTTGATCAAGATTCCATCCCATTAAATCACCATTTTTTACACTATCAAGACCTATTTCGCTATACAATTCATTTAATGATACATAATTTTCGTATGTTAAACGTCTGTTAATTGTATTTATGGCTTTCTTTATAGTATCTATATCTGATCTGAAATATCTTCCAGATACAGAATCTTTGCATAATGTATTGCCATTTGATGTAATGATTACAGTTTTATCAGATTTATCTTTTACTTCATCTTGAGCTACTTTCTCTCTGATTTCTTTTTCTTTCTTTTCACCTATTGTTTCGATAACTTTATCTCTATATCTTGTAAGAGATCTTTCAGCTATTGCATAACTTGTAGCTAATGCTGCACTACGTTTATTTCTTATTGATGCAGCACCTATAATACATGTAACACCAAATAATGCAGTACTTGCTGCTGGAATATAAGGTTTCCAACATGTTTTTATAATATCTAAAGGTTTTAATTTAGTGATATAAGCACAAGTTTCTTGATTATTTTTAATTGCTTCCCTTGTAGCTTCATCATTCTGACGATTTTTTTCATCTTCTATAAGATTTAAAGCTTTAGGTGTAGCTTTTACAGCTAAAACAGTTGTACTTAATAAACTAGCTATTCCTATGCCTGTTAAAATTTCAGGACTATGTTTTACTATAGAATTTCTAGTGTTTTTGAATAATTTTGTGATTTTTTCGTTCATTTGTTTCTCCTTTCTTAACAAAAATCAAAAGGCTTACTCAGCCTCCTTTGAAGATTCCAGCATTTTAATGCGTTCATCCATCTTATCAATTCTTTCATCTTTTTTCTGTTCACTTATATTACTGATAAATGCTGTTATACCAGCAATTAAAGCTACAGATATTCCAACTACAGATTTAATATTTGGTTTTTTCATTTGAATACCTCCTCTCATAATATAGTATGTTATTTAAGCGATATTATAGAAAATATAATTCTGTTGGTGGTGTCATTGTAACAATAAAACATTCTAATCGGTTACCATTTTCATCACAATCATCCATCAGAATTCTTTCATGTTCAAAGACTATTTCTTTATAGTCACCCTCATCACACCAACCCATAGAATTACCAAAATTTTCTAATTTATCAATACCTAACGCTTCATAAAATGTATTTAAATGCACATATCCAGATGCTGCTAGTTCTTGATTGACAAAATCTTCTGCTCTTTTTAAATCATCGAATGTTGTTTCAAAATATCGCATAGATTGATAATCAAAGAATAAATGATTATCTGTGTCCACAGTTATAAATGTTGTATCAAACTTAGACTTTGCTACTTCTTCTTGTATTTTTTGTTCTGCATCTTCGCCATATAATTCTTTAGATTTTTCAACATATTCTTTATAAGTATTACTTAATAATGCATATGCCGATGCCATAGATGCTTGTGCTCTTCTATTCAAGAAATGAGCTCCAAATATACAAGAAATCGTACTTACACCACTTATTACAGCTGGAATATAAGGCTTCCAAGCTATTTTAATCATATCTTGCCAATCATCTTTTAAAGTTAATTTACAGTTTTCACTTTCTTCAACTTTTTCAATCAAATCTTTAGCTTTTACTGTTGCTTTAGCTGTTAATACAGATGTTACAACTACACCAACAGATCCAAGACTTGTAAGTATTAATGGCGAGTACTTTTTTAGTAAAAATTTTGCGTTTTTCATGAATATAATTCTCCTTTCTTTTAAAAATATCTATAAAAACAAAAAACTAAAGTATAACTTAATATACCTTAGATTTTGATTTTATTTCTTTTTATTCTTCTTTTTGAAAAATAGTTTTTTTATTATGAATGCTATAATAAATATACATACTATAATATCTCCAAATACTATAATAAATCCTGTTCCAAATAACGCAATTGTTACAGCAACAAAAAGTATTAAAAATATTAAGATCATTAATAATACTAAAAATGTAAACATAATAAATACCTCCTAAAATTTATTCTTCATTATATACTATGTAATTAACGCGAAAATTAAAAAGAATAGTACTAACTATTCTCTTATATGTTCATATTTATTTTTTACCCAATTTAGGGACAACTCCACTTAAAATATTTCTACCTAATGTACTTGTTATAGTTCCTACCTGATCAAACTTAAATGTTTTTGATATTGCATAAATTGATATTCCACTCGTTATTACAAAAGTTCCGATTGTTATTCCATTACGAATTCTATCTTTCATATTATCACATTCTATTTGAGATATTTTTACATCTATCTCTTGTTCAAACTGATCTATGTTGATTAGTTCGTTACGAATTTTATCTCGTTCTTCTAATAAGATTGAACATTCTTTTGATGATATATCTACTCCATCAATTAAATCATTCACTTCCTCATAATTTTTCCATAAAGTTTCTTCAATTTTACTCATACTAGTTTACCTCCTAAAAATATAATTTAAAATATGTTCTCATTATAGAGTATGTTCTTCTCGCGTAATGGAAATATTATGATTTACTCTTAAAATGACTTTCCTTATTTTTGGATTACCCAAATCATTAGGATTTAAATGCACTCGACATTGTTGTGTTTGTGGATCAACATCAATGTTGCCATATCCATAATATCTAAGACTCCATAAAATTTGGAATATACATCCTAATAAAAATGAAAAGAATATTCCTAACATCCAAAATATCATTATTAAATTCCTCCTCTCTAAAAAATGAAAGAGTCTGTTAGACTCTATATCTTTTGGCTCTCATTTTGACTAATTCCATATAAACTGGATGAGTTGCATTATATTTTGCAATTTGTAGTCGTACCATTAAAGCCTGAAACGGTGTCAAAGACATTCTAGCACTAACTTCTTCATTATTTTCTTTAAATAATTTCAAATCTTGTCTAAATTCCTTTGAATTTTCAGCCATTACATATGGTATTCCCTTAATTAAATATAATCTTTTTCTCATATCAATACCTCCTATATTTCTTCATTAAACCGTATGTAATTTAAGCGAAAAAAAGAAAAGAGCATTAAGCTCCAATCTTTGTGAAATACATAACATCTTTGTCTTTCTTGACTAACAACTGATATTTGTGTTTTTTACAACTTTTTAATAATGTATTCCATTCTATATTTGATAAATTTACAGATATTTTGTAACTTATAATATTATTACCTTCATATTCTGATACTCTTACAATTAAATCTCGATCAAACATCTTTGACTTAATAATACCAATATCTCGAATAGATTCCATTATCATATTCCATCCTTCCAAAATATTTTTTTCATCAATTTCGAATACATATTCTTTCAATGTAAACCTGTCACATATCATTTCAATGTTCTTAATCATTATAATACCTCCTATAAATATTTCTCATTATAGAGGCTGTAATTTAAGCGTTATTTTAAGTTTATAGACATAATAAACCTCCTTTCTAAATTTAAAAAAGAAAAGGTAATGAAACCCTTTCTAAACAATAACATTCTCTTTACTAAAGAATACTGGTAATCCTATCATTAACATAAATATAAATACTGTAATGTCTCCTTCTAATAATTTGACACTAAATAATCCAATTAACATTAATATACTAGAATATAATTTATTCTTAAATAACTTATGTTTAGTAATCTTTTTAATTCCTTTCATTAAACTTTCCTTTGTAATTCTTTTACTTTTCATTTGAATACCTCCTAAATATAATTCTTCATTATAGTATGTGTAATTAACGCGAAAATATAAAGGATCATTATTTAGATCCTTTCTTGAATAAGTAGTAAATAGCGTTTTTGTATAATACTATTAATCTAAATATTAAATTATTGATTAATCCATCAAACGGTATTAATTCATCATCTCCGACTGTTCTATTACTAGACTCTTGGATATGTTCATCAATAGTGTGTTGATTAATAATAATCCTTATTAATAAAATAAATAATATAATTTCAAAAATACTCATATCTTTCTCCTTTCATTATATAATATGTATATTAAGCAAAAAAATATAAGAGAGTCTTATTTAGACTCTACTTTTTTCTTTTTAGATTCTTTTTCTTCTTTTTTCCAAGTCTCTTCTGCTACAGATTTATATACTGCATTTTTGCATGCGTCTACTCCGTCATTCTTTCCTTTAGTATAAATAACGTTTCCTGCTAGTAAAGCAGCTCCTCCTAACAAAATAGCTTTTCCTAAATTTTTCATCCTAGATCTCTCCTTTCATTATATGGTTTGTAAATTAAGCGAAAGAGAAAAGAGCGTGTAGTATCCGTACCGGGAACAACTTACCAATTTCTTGATTGTTGAACCCATGTCGTCTACATCTTATAAATTTAACGTTCTAATGTTCGGTTTTATACTCCTTCATTATAGGAGGTGTAATTTAAGCGAAAAAGAAAAGAGCTTTATTTAAGCTCCTCTATAATTTTATTTACATGATCCATTTGGTCTTTAATTTGTATACGCCATCCTTCTTTTAGTCCGTATTTAGGCACATAATACATAAAGAATATTAGCCAACATATTATACTTAATAGTGATCCTAATAATATAATAATTGGCAATAATATAATTTGTAATATTTTATGTAGATTTAAATACCTCCATGTTAATTTGAACGTAAACCTTTGTAATCTCCAAATAATATTTCTCATATAAATCACCCCTTTTCATTAAATAGTATGTAAATTGGGCGAAATATATCAAAAATGGCTTAAAAAATACCCAAAAATAGGCTAAAACGCCGTATACGTACGAGAATGGTTTATAATCAATTTTACCCCCTTTATAAACAAATTATATGTCTAAAAAATATAAATGGCTTAAAATCGATTCTCAGAGGTCGTTTTTCTCCACTTTTTGAAAAATTGCTTGATTTTGAGAAAAATAAAAGGAGATGTATAAAACACCTCCAATATTTTAATATATTATTAATTTTTGTCCTGGGTATATTACATTTGGATTAGCAATATTGTTGTCTCTAGCTATCTTTTGATATGTTGTTCCAAATTTTGCTGCTATTCCAGATAGTGTATCTCCAGATTTAACAACATAAGTTCTACCTGTATTATTAGTTTGTGTAGATCCACCACCATTTATTTTTAATACTTGGCCAGGATATATAATATTAGGATTAGCTATTCCATTATCAGCTGCAATCTTTTGATATGTTGTTCCAAATTTAGCAGCAATGCTAGAAAGAGTATCTCCTGATTTAACTGTATATGTTGTACCACTATTAGATGGTTGAGATGGAGCTGGAGCTGGAGTAGATCCTCCTGGTATAATTAATGTTTGTCCTACATATATTGTATAAGGACTAACTATACCGTTAGCATTTGCTATATCTCTCCAATCAACTCCTAAGTTAGATCCTATCTTTGATAGACAGTCTCCTGATTTAACAACGTATTTATTAACAGTATCTGGTATACTTGGAGATGGTGCTACTGGAGTAGGATTTGAGTTACCATTTTTATTCATAACAAAATCTTTATAAGCATAGTTCATATCAAGATTTCCATTATATCCATTTAATCTACCTTCTGAAGTAAATTGCCATATACCACAGTTATTAGCATCCTCTCCATCAGGACTAGTAGCATTACCAGTTTGTTTACCTCCTCTAGTTGGCCAGTGAGCAACCCACTTATTAAATCTTGCTAGACCTGCTAATTGGTTTCTCCACCAGGAAGTATTTGCATATACATTTGCATAATATCCAGCTTGTTCAAATGTTTCACATTCAACTGTACAAATATCTCTTAATGTTTGATTAGAAGGCATACCATTTCTAGCCTTATATCCATCAGCATCCTCCATATCAATACATAAGAAAGCTGGTCTGACACTATAGCTATTTGCTAGATTAACCATTCTTTGGGCTTCTTCTCTAGCTTGAGCAGTATTTAGAGCATAAGAATAAATATATAGTCCATATGGTTTTCCATTTTGAATTGCTAGATTAACATTTCTATCGACTTTCTTATCTTTAGTCATTCCAGCATAAGCTCTAAAAATAAAGAAGTCTACTTGAGATGATAAGGCAGTAATATCTATATCTCCCTGCCATGCAGAGATATCTGGTCCTTTATAAGCCATAATTATTCTCCTTCCTCTTCCTCTTCCTCATAATTTCTTAATTCTTGAATATTTACGTCTTCATTTTCATTCGGTTCCATAATAGTACCTCCTAATTATTATTTTTGTCGTAAACTGCCTTAGCTGCTGCAACAATACCACCAACTAATGCATCTACACCACCAATTATTGTAGTGGCAACTTGAGCATCCATTACACCAGTAGTTGTCAATATTAAAAATATAAAATTAACTACCGGTACGATAATTAATGCTACAAATTTAAAAATATCATAAACTTTGTTTGACATATTAAATTCCTCCTTTAGTCATAAATTGTGTAAATAGCCATCCTATAAATCCTAACACTAAAGTTCCAATAGAACCAATAAGTATTGATATGATTTGACTCTTTATTGCTTTTTTATTTTCTTTATACTCAATAAATTCTTTTGATGTAATAGCATCGACTTTCTTACTCATCTCTCCTTGAGTTTTTTGCATGTTTTGCATGTTTATTGCCATAATATGTACATCTTCGGCCAAATTTTTTGTAGCACGTACATCTTCTTGCAATTCTACAAGAATCGCTTTGAATCTTTCATGTTCAGCTTCAGACTTACCTTTAAATTCTTCCAAATCAACCACCTTCTGTGTTAATTGTTCGTTTGTCATATCATGATTCTCCTTTCGTGCGTTTTTAAAGAAAACAGCTCAAAAAACGACGCACGAGGATCGATTCTAAGCTGTTTTTATTTTTAACTAGACATATTATATGCCTATATTTTTTGCATATTTAGTAAAACAAAACCTTCTTTAAGTCCTTTATCGATTACAACATCTTTTATTTGAACTATTTGATAAAGTCCTGTAAATTGTGTTCCTTCTTCAACTTGTTCTACTTGTTTAAATAATATATAATCATTTGCTTCAAATAAATTATCTTTATCTTGTTCAAGAATTATATAATTTGAAGTTTGAACTTGATTAAACACTGAAGTGATTAAATTTATTTCATGTGTTTTTACCATTTTGAGTTTCCTCCTTTTAAAATAAATTATGCAGTACGTCTCCAAGCAAACACTGCTATGTAAGGGATGTTATGTGAATGACCCTGTCCACCACCAGTACTACTTGTTGTATTACTTGGTTGATCTTCGAATTGAGGATTTCCCTGGTCTTTGCCTATGTATACTCCTGCTCCAATACGAGTTCTGTTATAAGATGATGCTCCCCATGAACCAAAAGCATATTTTATATGATTATGTGAAGGCATTTGATCAATAGTCAAAGTATGATTATTAGTAGCTGTTCCAGTTCCATTACCAGTACCAACAGATGAGACGCATCCGTATAAAAATCCTCCAGAAAGTCTTGTCCATGTTCCACCAAATAAATTTTTTGGATCAGTTGAGTTCCAACTTAAATAGACTGAACCAACTGGATAAATAATATCTAATATTTGTTGTGCTAAATGTAATTTTGCCATAATTATTAATATAATATCTATTTTTAAATATTTAAGCTGTACGTTTCCAAACGACTACAATATAATAAGGACTAATATGAAAATGATTATGTCCTTGATTTCCACCCTGTGATATTGGTTTTTGATAATTATAGACTTCACCTGAATTACCTTTTTGAATAACTACATAATTACCCCATACAGCGTTTGCACAATGAGTAGCAAATCCATCAGTATTTCCCCAATTGAAGTGATTATGAGCTGGTATTTCATTAATAGTTAAAGTATGATTATTAGTATTCCAACTACCAGGACCATTAGCTGAACCTTTGCTTTGTCCAGGTTTATCAAACCATGTATTATTAGCACTATATCCTAACAAATAAGATTCTTTAGCTACTTGTTCCCAGATTCCACCAAAATATGTTGATGGGTTAGTAGTAGAAGTACTCAAATATATACTTCCTACTGGATATATTAACTTAAATATTTCTTGAGCTAAATGTAAACTTGCCATATAAATGCGTATTTACACGTTCTTTGTCCTATGCTGTACGTTTCCACATATAACAAGTAATATATGGTTGTAATGTAGATATAGATTTATCACCTAAAACAATTCTGTCTCCGAACCCTACACTAGGTATGTTACTCCAATTACTATCATGTGATGCTATAACTCCACTTGGTACAGTTTCCCCATTTGTGTATTTTACACCATTACTATTTTCATATGGTCCATAGAAACTGTATCGTACAGCATGAGTATGATTAAAATTATATGAATTAGATTGAGCTCCGTCCGGTTTTTTCAACAGATTTAAAATTGTTATCTGAAGCATTTACACCAACAGGTACCCTTCCTGAGCCCCATGCAACCCAGGTACCACCAAAATATGTTGATGGATTAGTGGAATTAGTAGTCATATATATAGAACCGACTGGCCATATTAACTTAAATATTTCTTGAGCTAAATGTAAACTGGCCATAGGACACCTCTTGGAGATAGGCTAGATATTATATTTCTGCCCACCTCCAATCTTTCCTGAGGATAGAACGTAATTAAACGCTCCACCCCCAATCTTTGTTGATCTCTCTCTCTCTCTCTAGGAGAGTATTAATAGAGGATAAATATTTTAATATTTTTTTTAACTGTACCATAAAATTTTTATACCTCCTAACCAGATTTCATTGATAGATCCTCCAATTTCGAATCCACCTTCTTTTTCAGCAACCTTACCAACTGCTACACCTTTTCCACCTTTTTTAACATCAATTGGAAATGATTGTGTAGAGATAGGTAAAGTGTTAGATTCTGTCGTATTAGCTGCTGGTGCATTAGCTGCATCATAAACTCTGACTTGTACTTCATATGAACTAGCTGCAGATATACCATTTGAACCAGTAACAGCAGCAATATTACCAGATTTACCACTAGCAGAGCCTTTGATAGAAGTCCAAGACGACCAACTGCCACCGAGATGCTTTCCATCTAGCATCAATACCGACCATATTATTAAATGTAGTCCAAGCAAATGAAACTTTAATATATGTTCCAGCATCTGCAGCTGTACCAGCAGAATTACATCTAAAAACACTAAAATTACTTATAGTTGGTTTTTTATATGCAACTTCCCATATAGCATAAAGTGTAACTGCAGCATTATTTGAATAAGTTCCACCAGGTTGATATAATACAGAACCGCTGGCTGATGTTGCCCAACCTTTGAAAATATAACCAGATCTAGTTGGTTTAGTTGTACTTAATGTTAAATTAGCAGTATATCGTTTTGTTTGAGCTGCTGGGGCACCAGATCCACCATTAGCATTATAGGATACTTGATATGTGATCTCAGACCATTGTGCAGTCATAGTAACCGTACCACCAGGATCGGCAGTATACTCTTGACCTGGACTATAATTACCACCGCTACTAGCAGACCAGTGACTAAAGTTATATCCAGTCCTACTTGGTTTAGTACTCGATATCCATAAATGTTCTCCCCACCATTTATCTTGGTTCCCAGGAGCACCAGTACCGCCGTTAGCATTATAGGTTATAACTGTATGAGTTTTAGCATCTACATTGACACTACCTGATCCAGAATATCTTTCACCAGAAGCATAAGATGCATCAGATCTCAATCTTGCACTAAATCCAACAGAATAAGTAGAATGACCTCTAGCGTATGAAAAACTTGATCTACCCAATTCGTATTGACCCTGGTTATCACTTTGGAAATCTGGATAACCAGCATTATATACACAACGTTCTTCACCATTACAAGTAACCCAACCATAAATTGGACTCATATGATATTTCCAACCATTGTTTTTCCAGTAGCATATAACAGTAACATATCTGGTAGCATTATCTTGACTAGTCTCATAACCCATGTTACAACTAAAGTCATATCTTCCCATTTTGATTTCTCCTTTCTAATTAGTTTTATAATTTAGTCCTAAATTTCCATTAGACCTAACTTCCCAATAATAGTTATTAGGAGCTATACCAACTTGTAATCTTTTAACAGCTGTAATATTAGCACCATAGAAAGTAGAACCATCAATATATGCTATTTTAGTATAATTTCCATTACCAGCATCTTTTAAAAACTGAATTTCTTTATTTGATATAGAAACCCTAAATTGGTTATCAGTACCACCATTCTTACCCAAAAGAACACAAGGATTATTATCTGCATCTGTACCAATATTGACATATGAAACTTCCTGACCATTTTCAATTTTAGTGACATGACCATTAACTTTATTGATTAAAGCAGCATTATTATTATCTCCTGCTTGTCTATCAGTTGTTTCCTTAGTGATAGCCTCTTGATTAGCGTTAATAGCATTATTGAATTTAGTCATATTAAATTTCCAACCATCAGGCGTTTGAGTCAATACTGATTCGTTAGCTCCTGATGAAGTTAAAGATTGGATAATAGCATTAATAGAATCTATTCTTTGATTAGCAGCATTTAAAGCTTCTTGTAATTTGTTTCTTTCACTCTCCAAAGATTCATTCGAAGCTTTTAAATCTAATTCATTTTGTATATCTTCTGGTGCTGGAGTCCAATCAGTATCTTTATTACCTATTTCTAGTTTTACACCACAAATACTAGCTATGCCGCCATAATATAATCTAAATAATACAATCTTTTCTTTGGTTAGATCGCCCGTACTTTTTAAAGTCCATTCTACCCAATAACGTTTCCACTCATTAGTTAATGTCCATGATGAGCTACCATCTCCTGAGTTACCTGTATACCCAGCAGAAGTTTTAACCGAAGCAACTGGGAGATATCCTGATACTCCATGAAAATATGTTATTAATTTTTGAGCTCCAGAACCTTTAGCATAAAAAGACAATCTATATGTTTCACCTAATTTATTAGGATATATTTTTAGGAATGATATTATATCTTTATATCCACTAGTTGAGGCTGAATTATCATAAGTTCTAACAAATAAATCATTATATGTTTTTTCATCTAATGTAGCTATAGTCGATATGTTAGAACCTTCAAATTTTCTAGTATTCAATAATAAATTTCTTCCACCAACAGTGATACCTTCAGGTGTAGACCCAACAGCGTACGCAGTCGACGTTGAATTATCTGTATAAGTAGTTATAGTTCTACTCCACAAATATGGTAAAGCAGCTGTGGTTTTTGGTACAGAAGTTGACCAGGTACCGGTAGGTATAGTTGTTCCATTAGATGCAGCTTGATAAGTTGTAGCTGCTGATTTAACACCATTACCAGTTGCTCCAGTAGCACCGGTATTACCCATTTTACCAACAGAATATGATGTAGTCGTAGAATTATTAGTATAAGTAATAACTGTTCTAGTCCATAAGAATGAACCAGCAGCAACAGTTGGAATTGTAGTACCCCAAGTACCAGTAGGTATAGTTGTTCCAGATGTAGAACCTTGATAAGTAATAGCTGTAGATTTAATACCATTACCAGTATCTCCTTTTATACCCTGATCTCCTTTATCACCTTTAGCTCCAGTTGCTCCCTTGTCTCCTTTAATAAGTGTCCAAGAATATTTACTTGGATCTGTTGAATCAGCTTGTGTAAAATCTGTATATTGACCAATATATAATTTATTAGTAGAATCTGATACAGAAAATCCATTTTGACCGTCTGCACTATTCGCATAGGCAATATGAAGATAAGATGTTTTACCATTTGTTCCATTTGTACCAGGTATACCCTGATCTCCTTTAGCTCCTTGAGAACCTTTAAATTGAGACCATGTATATTTAGTAGGATCTGTACTGTCAGCTTCTATAAAATCAACATAAGTACCAATATAAGTATTTGGTGTTTCTGACATATCTGCTGATGAAGTAGGATTTGCTTTAGCTGAATATTTAATATGAAAATAAGATGTTTTTCCATTTGTTCCATTTGTACCAGGGTCACCTTTATCACCTTTTGGTCCTTGAGCTCCATCACGACCATCTTCACCTGGATCACCTTTAGGACCTGGTATACCTTGTTCACCTTTTTCACCTTGTAAACCTTGAATACCTTGAGCTCCCTGTTCTCCAGGATCTCCCTTATCGCCTTTAGGACCTTGTGGACCAGTAGCACCATCTTTACCATTAGCACCAGGATCTCCTTTATCGCCTTTTGGTCCTTGAGCACCAGCTATACCATCTTCTCCTTTGGCTCCTTGTATACAAGTCTCACTTTCTAATGTTGTATTATCCACATATGTAACAATTGTTTTTTGCCACATGTATTTTCCGGATTCCCATTGTGGTGCTGTTTCAGACCAACCAGTAGTTGGACCAACTATTTCACTAATTGATAAAGCATATAGTACTTGTACTGTTTTTACAGTTTTTTTAGTAGTGTCTTTAATGTCGTTGATTTCATCTTCAACAGTCTTACCACTACCTCCCATTTGAATAGTACCAGCAGTAATCATTAATTTATAATTTCCATCCGTATCTTTAAAATATTTAAGATAATTATTTGAATCGCCAATATTAATCTGACCTTGATCATCCATATAAATACCTCTTGTAGTATTATTTATAGATGTTTTAGCTCCAGAATATATAGAATGAGTTCCTATATTAAATCCACCTATTGTAGCTCCAAAAGCTACTAAATCATCAACGGCTACTTTTTCAGCAACAATTGATTTAGCTATAATAACAGAACCATCTAATCCATTTTGATACTTTTCATCTTTAGATACAGTTGGTTCTCCAAGTGAATCCATATTTAATTTATAATATAGACCATCTTCACCTTTTACAACTAATTTATCAGCCTTAATAGTATTACCTTCTATCAAGTCACCTTTAATAGTAACACCAACTAATTCTCCTGTAATCTTACCTTCTGACACAATTAAATCTTTAATTATACCAGATTCAGAGAATACTTTTTCAATAGCTGCATAATTAATATTAGTAAAATCTATATTTGCATATTTAGCATTTAGAGTGTTAGTTTCTAGTTCTTCTACAATAATTTCACTTAAGCCAGTTAATACTCCATCTTTAATTTTAAAGGCACTGTTTAAGATTTCAATATCAGAATCAAACATATTAATCTTATTACCTTGTTGAGTAATAATATTACCTTGTTGAGTTATAGTATTGTCTTGTTGTGTAATTCTATTATCAAACTGATTAATAGTATTACCTTGAGCTGTTACTGTATTGTTAAGACTAGTAATTTCATCACCTTGTTGGTCTATTTTATTACCTATTTGAGTGATATCATTACCTTGCTGTTCAATAGCATTATTCATTTGCAAGATTGCATTACCTTGCTGATTTATTACATTATCGTGTTGTAATATTGTATTATTTACTTGTTTTAAATTATTATCTATTTGAATTATTGAGTTATTTTGTTGAGTTATTGTATTATCCATTTGTTTAATGGTATTACCAAACTCATCAACTTCATCCTTTATCGTACTTACATCCTTATGTCTAGCAGAAGGAGAAGTTATGTTACCAGTAATGATAGCTTTATGGTTTTTAATCAATACTTGAACTCTGTCATCATTATCGGCAGTAACTGTCGACTCAACTGGAGTTAAAATATCTGAACCATCTATTTGTACGTACTCAACGTTTCCAACTTTTTTATAAGTACCATTTACAGTAGTCTCAGTAGGCTGCTGCTCAGGTGTTGTTAACTTTACAAATTGATTAATAAGATCTTTTGATAAAGCCATAATGTTCTCCTTTCACTATTTCCATAATTTTTTTGTAAATACAGCTGTTTCATTAACTTTACAACCTGCTTCGCATTGTAATGATTGACTTATTATTTTAGCTTTAACATCTTCTATCCCTGCTGACTTGTAATTTAATCTTACACAATCACCAGGTCTTACTGGACAATATCCATGAGAATATGTTACTTCATACTCAACAGATGACAAAGACTCTAAAACCTCTTCAGCATATTCATCAATTTGTTCTTGAGAAGGGAAACCTGGAAGTTCTGGATCTGTAACTCTGTGAACTATTTCTCTACCTCTAGCTATAGTTGAAGTAGGACTGTTAGGATCGTCATTAACAATTCTAGAATATATCTGACTTGTACCATTAGAAGCAACAACCTCAACAACATTAGGAACACAATACAAATCATGTCTTAATGTAATCTCTGGCATTAATATAGAACTATTGTCATCATTAAAAGTCCATTTAGGTTGCAGTTCTTCAATCTTTTGTTTTGGTGCAAATAGTATTCTTCCTTCTTCATCTAAATCTAATTTATATTTAGCTTGTGATATTAAGTCTCTAATATAAGTAAGCCATTTATCATTTGGATCAGCAACAAAATCGTCTTTAAGAGTAATGTCAGAGGTTGTACGTACAACCGGCACTCTACAATTATCTCTTATAATCTTGTATGCTTCTTCCATAATATTATCACCCTTAAGCAATGCATAACCTAAAGGTGGTGGATTTTCCTTTAATTCTAATAAAGGAGTGTATGAGTCTATTGAAACATTTCTATTCCTTCCATCATATGTTGATGATGGTGTCTGAACAAGAAATGTACCCATAGTTATCTTGTATTTTAATCCATTTTGACGGACAATCATATATGCTCTAATATATGCTTCTCCTAATAAATCTGTAACATCAATAGAGGCGGAGCCGAGAGTATCGGCTTCACTATCTCTATCTATTGTACATGATTTAACAGTATTAAGAGGTCGAAGATCTTTCCAAGTATGAGGATCTACTTCATAATATTCAAATGTTTGTTCCATAGATTCATCCCAATTAATCATCTTACATTCCTCCTTCTACTCTCTTAATATTAAATGTTACTGGTATTATAGTTTCTAAATGGTTCTTACTAAATGATAAAGTAAGATTAGCCCAATAACCAGTTCCTGATGGTTCTCTTACATAAACATCACCAGCAAATCTTGACAATCTTCTTAAAGCGTATAATAATTCTTTATCTTCTGACGGAATAGCTACATTCCAAGTTGCTGTTTCACCTTTTTGAGTTCCATAGTAACTTACTGGATGTTCTCTACCGGCATACTCAACTAAAGATACATCAGGAGATTTGTTTTCAGATATATCAACATTATAAGGTATTTTAATCATAGAACCAGCAAATGGTTTTTCAATATTGTTATCACCTGAATCATCATGATCATAATCTGACCACTTTTCAGACCATTGAATAACTACATCTGGATCTAAGACAGGAACACCTTCAATATCAGCATAACTTACTGTACCTGTTTTATTACTTATTGCTACTATTCTATATCTGGCATAATCTAATGATGGATGAGGATCAACTACATAAGTATTAAGTTCATTCTTTATGCCAGTAGCTATCTCTGTAAATGTTCCATCATACTCTCTTCTATATATACTTAGAGTACAATTATTACTTAATATATTTTCTTCATTATTTGAATCATATTCATAACAATAAGGATTAATATTTGCTGTTAATATTTCTTTATCAATAGTTATATCTGCATATACTTGATATGATTGTTCATCTAAAACAGTATTGAATTGTTGTGTCGCTGTAGCAGATAAACCAGAATCCATAGCTACTGTAACATTAACAGTATAAGATATACCATCTTGTAAATCAATATTACCTGGAGTCATTTCTACAAGGAATCTCCAAGCATTTTGTTCTGGATCATAATATTTTTGATATATTTTATCACCAGGATTAACAATTCTAACATTACCCATCTTATCAACTATAGAATATCCTTGATTAGCTATTACCTCTATATAATAACTAATAGGTTTCTGTGTTTGTGGTTCTGCTAGAACTGAAATATAGAATGGAAAGTTGTTTACTTCTTCTGTAGACATATTATCTTTATTTAATAAATCTAAAGATAAAGAAGGTTTAGTATATACTGTAACCTCTCTTTCAATAGACCAATCACTATAAGTATCGATTATACCTGCAGTTTGTACTTTCCATTTAATAATAAATCCATTTTGAAGCAAAGCCCAATCTGGATCATTTGTGTTAATTGTATAAACACTATTTGTATTTTTCTCTTCTTCAGGTTTAGTGTTCTCTATAACTTTTGTGAATTCCATAGGTTCAGCTTCGGGATGTGCGGAATCGATTACTGTAATATGTAATCTTGCATATCTTTCAATTGAGTTATCCATAGAATTATGAGTCCAATAAAGATTTAAATCTTCACCAATTATAGCTGAACTAGTATTACTCCATGTTGTTGGAGCTGAAGGTTTAATACCTAATCTAACAGATTTTATAGGTGTCCAGTTTAAAGAATGACCTTTATCATTTAAAGATCTAACTCTAAAGAAATACTCACTACCAACTTCTATATCAGTAATAAGTAATCTTGGACCTTGTCCTTCTTCTGTTGTTTTACTATTTACTTTATCCGATTGATCGAAATATTCTAAATTAGTTGTCCATTGAACCTCATATTGTTTAGCAGTTTTCTCCTCAGTCCATTCTATAAAAACACCGTATTGTTTTGTAGTACTTTCATTGATAACTTGTGGACGAAGCGTTGTAATTTCAGTAGGTGCAACTGGAACAGATTGATCGTTAGATGTAAAGTTTGTCCAACCTCCATAATTACTAGATCCTTTTACTGCTCTAGCCCTAACTTTATAATAATGTCCTGGTGGAACAGTAACAGTATATTTAGCAAAGTTTGTTTCTGTGTTTATTGAAACTTTTGCTGTACTATATTTAATAGTATCATCTTGATATATGGCTATTTCTATTGAATCAGCATTTATATCAGTACTAATATTCTCAAAAGTTACAGTTAAAACATTCTGTGAATTTATCTCAAATGTAGGATCAGGTGGTAAATCTGGTGGAGCATTTCTAAGATCATATTCTTTGATTGCCCATGGAGATAAACCATTACCATTGTCATCAACAGCTCTGATACTACATCTCATAACAAATCTATCATTATAGTTTGGGTAAGTAAATTCATCTGCCTTTTGACGATCTTCAGTAGTGATGCTATGATCACCACCATCAGCCATCCATAAATGGCCATTTGAATCCCATATTTCCCATCTTACTTCAAATTTATTATGTGCTTGTTCCCAAATAACTTGAAATTTTCTTCTCTCACCAGCAGCTAATTGAAACCATACTATATTAGGTGTTAATGTATAAGCTGGAGGTGGTTGTGGTGCAGGTGCTGGAGCAGGTGAAGAAGAACCACCTGTTATTCCAGGTAATGTAAATAATTGACCTGGAAATATAGTGGTCCTGTTTCTAGGTATGCCATTGGCATCTGCTATAACGGTCCATTGTGCACCATTTCCATAAACTGATCTTGCTATGTTCCAAAGACAATCGCCTCTGGCAACACGCCATTTATCGCCTTCTCTTGGCATATCTATCTTCTCCTTTCTACTCTTGCTGCTCTTACTAATTCACTAACCGCATCAGATATAGCACTTCCGTCATCATAAGTAACTCCGTTAACATTATATGTATCACCTTTAACTCCAGATAGTGTTTTACCTAATTTATTGATAGCAGCAACAACATCTTCATTTCCATTTTGACGGTTATTCATTCCATAGCTAATAGCTCCTAGATTTGTAGCTAATGCTATTGATGGATTATTGAACATTGAACCAATAGTTCCTACTCCAGATTTAATATCAGTTAAATCTAATACTGGTCTTATAGTAGGTTGGTTATCAATGCCTAAATCTATTACATCAGAAATTCTAGAAATAGCTTTTGTTAAACCAGTCTTTGCTTTTTCACCTACTTGATAACTTGAATCAAATACTTTAGATTGCAATGCCCTTATACCATTAACAAATCCTTGATCGAAGTATGTACCCAATTTATAAGTTTTCTTTGAAGGTGAATGAGAATCAATAGATTTTCTAGCTGCTTCATAAGCAGAATTACCTAAAGAACTTCCTGCATTAGTTGCTAGATATTTATGATTATTTATACCATTAGCAAATCCTTGAGCAAAGTTTTTACCAGCTTCTTCAGCTTTTGATACTCCAGCATTATTAAGTAATGCTTGACCAGCGGCTTCAGCTAATTCTTTTGATTTTCCTTCTATTTCTCCCCTTTTATTTTCAGCAGCAGTTAATACAGCATTAATAATATTTATTATAGCCTGTTCTGCATCTGATTTAGGTTGAGCAGCATTTAATGCATCTACAAAAGCTTTCATAGATTCAGTACCAAATTTTGACAATTCACTACTAAATTTAGCAAGTCCTTCTATATTAGCATTAATAACTAAATTAGCTAAATCTATAATTTGTTGGAATTTAGTTTTAGCAGATTCAATATCTTCAACTTTTAGTTCATTCATCTTACCAGAGAATTCACCTAGTTTATAAGCAAATTCTTTAAGTTTATCACCTAATTGATTTACTTTATCATTGATATTACCTAAATCAATTCCAGCTAAATCTTTAATAGCCCACATAACATTGCATGCCGCATTAACTTTTCCAACAGCATCATTAGCAAATCCATTAAGTCCATTAACAAATCCCATAATTCCTTCTGCAACTTTAGGGAATTTACTTGCAAAATCTTCAAGATCTTGTTTACCAGATAACCATTGCCAAAATCCATCAGATGCTGGTATAGCTTTAGCAACCTCTGCTAAACATTTTAATGCTTCACAACCAGCTTTAACAACATTTATTTTATCATCTGTAAATCCACCATTTGTTAGTACACTTACAAATCCATTAATACCTGCTGCAACTAAAGGTAGTTGTACACTGAAACTAGCTAGATCATGTTCACCTGAAAATACTTGCCATAGACCACCAGTAGCTGGTATCTCTTTAGCAGTATCAGATAAACTCTTTAATGCTTCGCAAGCAGAATTAACTATTTCAATTTTACTAGCATCAAATCCTTGCAAATTAGCAATAAACTGACTTAAACCGGTTCCAAGACTTCCAAGTTGCTCACCGAAGGCACCCATATCATGTTCACCAGTTAACCAGCCAGTAATAGTATCAAGAAGATTTCCAGCTGTTAATGCTAATATAGCATCAGCCATAGATTTAGCTCCAGTCATACTATTAGGGTCAACTGTAGACATTATATCTATGAATGGTTTTGCATTTGTAGCAAAATTACTTAATTCTGTTCCTAATCTAGAGAATGACTCTCCATTAGAAAGCAATGTTGTAATACCATCTAACAAATTAGCACCAATTAAACTAAATAGTGCTTTAGACAAAGCTTCTACACCTCTACCTAAATTATCATTTATTGTTTGAGCTATAGTTATAAATGGCAAAGCATTTATCATAAATTCTGATAATTTTTTACCAACTTCTGGTAATCCTTCAGTAGCTCCTGATAAGAAACCACTAACAATATTACCAAATATAGTACCAATAGATGTTGCTATCTTTTCTAATATAGGTAATCCTTTATCTAGGAATTCTTCTAATTTAGGGAAGGTATCAACTAATGCACCAACAGCAGTAGCAAATACTCCAATTGTACCAATTACACCAATAAGACCTAATAATGCTACATTAGCAATTAATGCTAATGGTCCAATAATACCAAGTCTAACAAGTGTATCGGTTAAAGCACCCAATAATAACGTTAAAGCCATAACATTTGGCATAACATTTTGTAATCCATCCATTTGTTTCAAAAGATTTACAACTAAGAATAATTCACCAATTAAAGCTAATAATCCTAGTAAACCAGTTGCGGCAATACCCATAGTAGCCATATAAATAGCTCCTACAGCAGCTGTAGCTAACAATACTAAAGTTAATACTCCAGTAAATGCTGCTAATACGGTAGCATTTTGTGCTGCATTTTGTAATCCATCCATTTGCTTTAATACTTGAACAACTAAGAATAGTTCACCAATTAAAGCTACAAGACCAACTAAACCTAGTAATGCTTTTCCTCCAAGGTATTTTCCAATAGCACCGATACCTGCTAATACACCCGTCATAGCACCTAACAATATAGTCAAAGCTAATGAATTTTGTATTGCATTTTGTGTATTACTCATAGTTCCTAGAATTAAAGCTAATCCAGCTAATATAGGTAATAATGCATATAATTGTAAGATACCCTTCATGTTAACTTTCTTACGTTGATCGAATTTATTTAATGCAAATGCTACTAATACTAGAGCACCCATCAATGATGAAATAGCTATTGCTCCTTGAACAGCACCATCTACATTAGGTAACATAGATAATCCAGCAACTATACCAGATAATATCAATATTATACCAGTCAATAGAGCTAAAGTACCTATAGCACCTTTATTTATCTTCATTTTTCCAACTTGATTAACAACTAAAGCTAATGAACCAACAAGTAATCCTAATGATGCTGCTGCTGGCAATAGTTTCTTTGGATCTATAAATGAAAGACCAATCATTGCTATAGAAAGTAATGATATCATGACTGTTAAAGTTATTAATGTTTTCATAGTTCCTTCACCAACATCAAATCCATTTGTGGCTTTTACCAATAATGCAACAAATACAGATAATGCACCTACTGCCTTAATTCCATTTTGAACTTTATCTGGATCAACTAAACCAAGTAATACAGTTGCTGCAGCTAAAGCTATTATTACAGCTGCTATACCAACTAATGTAGTACCATGAGCTGATTCAGAATTTTTAGATATAGCAACTAAGACACCAACTATTGTTCCAAGTCCAGCTACACATAGTAGACCTTTCTTAATATCATCAGGATTCATTTTAGACATTAGTTTCATTATTAAAGATAACGAACCAATTGCTGTAACAAGTATTAATAATGAACCTGTTACTTTTATCATTTCAGTTGTTTTGAAAACTTTAGATATTAACATTAAAGCTGTAATAAAGCCAATAAATACACCAATGACTTTAATACCATTTACAAAATTTTCTTTCTTCAAACTTCCTGAAAGTTTCATAGCTATAACTAACAATAATAATGCAACAGATATAGCTTGTATTGTTTCTCCAATTTTTGTTATAGAATTTTTAGAGAATTTATTAACTAATGCCATAACAGTCATTAAACCGGCAACAGCAGTAAATACTCCTATCATCTTCCTTATGTCATCTTCTTTTACTTTTGACATTTTCTTTAAAGCACTGGCCATTATCCACATACTTATAGATATCTTTAGAAATACATTACCAAGTTTTTGGATATTTTTGGTTCCTTTTAATTTATCTGTTACTTTAGCTAAAACGACAACTAAAGTACCCATACCAACAACACACGCAGCCAAACCACCTATTGCTGGTAATATTTTATCAGAATCAATTTTACCAATAGTTTTTAGGGCCTTTGCCATTAACCATATACCAGCTGATATACCTAATGTAACAGCTAATATTTTTCCAATCTCAGGGAATTTAACTTTTGCCAATCTATTAGACATTAATGCAATAGCTCCTAAGAATCCAGTTAATACAACTATAATAGCACCTAAAGCTATAGAACCTTGTTTTAACTCATCTAATGGTAATTTACCAAGAACAACAATAGCTGCAACTAAAACTCCTAAAGATAAAGCAACACTTTTTATAATAGCAGCTATACCTTGATATTTTATGCTTTTACTAAATGATTTAGCAGCATCTCCAAATGAATTAAACATTCCAGCAAGTGAATTAAACATATTATTCAATCCTTTTAAAGGATCTACTATTTTATTTACTATACCTAATATTTTATTTACTGTTAATATTAATCCAGCACTTATAGCAACAGATACAATATCTCCAAGTCTTAAACTTTTAAAGAATTCTATCAATTTATTACCTATACCAGCAATGACATCCCATAAGTTCATAGATTGACTTTTCATACCTGCTATTAAACCAAGAATTATAAAACTACCAATAGCAAAGAATACTGTTGAAGGTGAATGAATACCTAAAAGATTTTTGACAAATTCAACTAAACCTGTAACAAAATTTCCTAGTACAGATATTACTGTTGGTCCATTATTTTTTATACCATTAATTAAACCTTCAAATATGTACTTTGGTATGTCTTTCCAGTCTTTAGGAAAATTATTAAACCAATCACTTATAGCTTTACCAGCATTCTTAAATGCATCTTTAACAAACGATAAAGCTGCTTGAATCTGCTTATTATTCTCAACAAATTCTTTGACTTTTTTAGCACCTTTGCCAACTAAATCTATAAATATTTGTAATACTTTAACTAATCCACTTTCTTTAGTTAGCCATTGTTCAAAATTGAATACTAACTCTCCAATACCACCAGTTAAATCAAGCACATTCATATTAAATGCACCTAATACTGCATTTAGTAATTTTAAAGCTAATTTAAATCCTCCTCCAACTATACTAGTTATTAAATGTATAATTGAGAATAGACCTTTTAAAGTATTAGTTAAACCTTGAGCGTTTCTTTGAATCTTTTCATTAAATAATTGCGTAAATTTATGTATCGCTGCAACTATATCAAATAAACTTTCAGATTTAACACTAAATACTTGCATTAATGCACTACCAATAGATTTAAGAACAGTTACTAATCCCATACCAACATTTTTAAAACTATTAAATATTAAAAATTTAGCATTGAATTGATCTTTATCTAATAAATTAAGAAGATCTTTAACTGATATACCAGTCTTCTTAGATACATCACCTAAAGCTTTAATAGCATCAGCTTGTTCTTCAGTATAACCTTTAGCTATTAATTCATCTTTAGATAATTTAGTTAATGTTTCAACTAAATCCTCACCAGATTCAACCATATTTTCTGTATTTTTGGTCATTTGTTCAGCTGCTGGATTAAAATTAGTAGCATGTCTTACACTAGAACCAAGTCTTTCATTTACAAGATTTTGTGCATAAGCCCAATCATAACCAGCCTCTGCTAATAATTGATATCTAACAGGTGCATTTTTAAAACCACCTCTTATTATTTGATCAACTAGTTTATTATAATCTTCAACAGTATGTTTAACTTTATCTAAACTATCTTTAACAGCATTAATTGGTTTTAGAGTGCCTTTTAATGTATCACTCATTCCTTTTAATGTATCCTTAAATTTAACTAAAGGACTCCAATTTAAAACAGCTACAAATTTTTTAAATATTTCAGTTGCTCTCAATAATGCTTTATTTATTTTAGTTGTTATCTCTTCAGCTATAGGTTCCATAGATTTTTTTACACCATTTATAGCAACTCTGACCTCATTCAAAAATTGAACTAATGGTCCTTTTTGTTTAATTAATGGTTCATAAAACAATGCACCTATTCTTGCTAAAGCTGATTTAATATTTGCTATAGCACCATTAACTGTATTATTTGCTGCTTTAGCATGTTCACCAAAAGCATCATCCATAGCAGCTGCAAAGGTAGCAAAATCTATCTTTCCTTTTGATGTCATATCTCTAACTTCAGCTTCAGTTTTATTTAAATATTTAGCTAAAGTAGCTGCAGCATTCATACCTCTACCTGAAAGTTGAAGTAATTGATCTCCCATTAAACGACCCTGACCAGCAACCTGAGTATATATTCTTCCTATATCCTCGTAACTACTATTAGTCATAGCTGCAACACCGGCAACACCTCTAAGAGATTTAAACATCTGATCTCCTGCTTCCATTCCAGAAGCTGCTAATTGAGATGCTACGTTAGCTGCCGCATCTAATGAGTATGCTGTTCCATCTACGGCATCAGAAACATTCTTCATAACACCTTCAACTTTTCCAGCATCTTTAAGTAAACCCTCTAATTGAAATCTAGCATTTTCAAGATTAGTTGCTCTTCTTTTACCACCACCTAATATGCTATCTAATGCACTACTACTTAATTTTTTAGCCATATTCATAGCACTATTAGTAAGATTTTGAATAACGGTCATACCAATTATTCCAGTAGTAGAAAATCTTTTTTCTAATGCTGCTAAACTAGCTTCTGCATTACTAAAAGATAATTTACTTGCTGATTGTTGAACATTTTCTAATCCTTTGGAAGCACCACTTAAGTTAAGTTTTGCTTTTAATTTATCTAATGTAGATAACGACTGTTGTACATTTGCTTCGAAATTTTTATTATCAAATTTCATCTCGACTACTTTTTCATCTATAGTCTTGCTCATAACTTAGTGACCTCCTTCCACGCATCTTGTGCGATTTTTTCAAATAATGGACGAATTGCAGGATTTATATAATCTATTCCTTCAACCCATCCACCATTTCTTGTTCCATGGCCATATTGTAGGATTATAGCTATTGGAACTCCTTTGTTAATATTTGAATTATGAAAAGAGATCGAAGAGGATCCATTTTCATGTGTTATTTCATAATACCACGAATTGGCCGTTAAACCAGATTCTTTAGGAGTTGCAGAAGCAAGAAGTTCAACACCTTCTCTTCCATAACGATTTAAATCTCCTAGTTTGACAGCCTCTTTTACTCTCTCTAAAAATCCTGTTAATTTAGAGAAATCTCCTTTTTGTTTGAAACTGATCATTTTATACTCCTATCTGATTATCCCTTAGAATTTAATTGTTTTCTACGTGCTGCATTTAATGCCGCATTTCGATTCATTATTTCTCTTCGACTCATTTTCTTAGGAGGAGTATTTTTAACATTACATACTCTTATTAAAGTTAATAATCTATTTAAATGCCATCTTTGACATTCCATTGGTATATTCAATGAAATCATCCAATAATAAATCAATTCAGATGTAACAATCTCTCTACTTCTTCCTGATTTATTATCAGAAAAAGTTGTAGCAGTCATTGGTGCATCTATATAATTATTTATATCTTCAATATTAGAACGTGATAAACGTCTATATACATCAGGATTAACGTTTTGTGTTATAGTCATACAACGAATATAATCTAAAGTTTCAGCTATAGATTTATCATTGTTAGCTAGAAATGGTTTATTCCATTTTGATTCCCACTTAGATATAGATACTAATGAATGCTCTAATTGAATAGTTTGAGCTTTGGTTTCAATGAATTCTTGTGTTATATCATTAAATAATTCCATTGCTGGTATTGTTATTGTTAACATCTATATTCTCCTTTACTATTTATCAGTTGGCATTGGTATAACTTTATCTTGTTTCATTTGATTTAAAGCTGCTTCCATTTCTGGTGTCTTTAAATCATCTGGTAATTCAACATTTGATAAATCTATGTCATTAGGAACTATTCCTTCAACAAATTTAGCTGCTGCCATAGAATCTGTTGCTAATTCCATAAATAATTCTGAGTATGCTTCTGTTTGAGAGAAGGCAACTGACAATGGAACACCTGCATCGTTAACTTTAATAAATCTTTTACCATCCGCACTTTTTTCGCCATATGCTTTTAGAATAAGATCTTTAAATGTTTTCATTATTAAACCTCCATCTTGAGTTTCAATAATATGTCTAATTGATTCAGCTAATCCTCCAGCTGTACCCATTTCCATTTCCATAAGTTCTGCCTTAGATAAATTAAATAGAAATTTTTCCTCTCTTTCTACTCCATTATAATCTGTGTATTTTATACTTTTACTTAACATAATAAGTTTCTCCTTTCTAATTTTAAAAATTTAAAAAAAAGGGATTGTGGCAGCTCAATGCTGCCGTCCCTTTAAAAATATAATTATTTATTACCCTTCAGTTTTAAAAAGAGTTGCTATCTCTTCTGGTAATGGTAATTTAGCTTCTACAGCTTCTGTTGAATGTTCAGCATCAGCTTCTTTACCATATAGTATTTCTTCTAAAGCTGCTAATTTAGATTTATCAACTTTAGTAGAATCTATTGTTATAGAAGCAGTTGGTTTCATTCCTGGTACTTCAACTGGTGTAGTTGTTAATTCCCAAGAGAATGTAATAGCTTCTGGGTTATCATTTACAGTGTTGTAAGCTTTCTCTGATGGAGCAGCTTGAGCACCATAAATTATGTGTAGTTTATATCCAGCTTCTGGATCTGTGTCATTACCAATTTTTGTTTGATAAGACATACCAAATGGAATACGTTTTTGTTGACCAGCAACAACACCTTTAGCTATACTAGCTTCTCCATTACATTGAGCAAATTCATCTGGATATGTGTATGCTTCTACAGTAGCTCCAAATTCCTCTGCTGATAATAGATTTAAATATTTGATGTTATCAGCATATAATGGTGTAGATTCAGCTCCTGATGGTGATTCAGTTACAGCTGTTAAACCATTCCATGCAACACCTTTTTCATATTTACCATTAACTTGTGGGTAAAGAACACCTTTACTTACACCAGTCTCATAAACTCTTTCACCTGTTTGGTCCCATTTTAGTTTTGTTCCCATAATAAAGTTCCTCCTTTAATAATATAATTTTATGATGTCGTGATTTAAATTATCTGATACATAATGTCTATTAAAAGAAGCATACGGTAACTCTAATAATTTTTCAATTATAGGATTATCTGGTTCTTTATCAATGACAACTATATCATAGCATTTCATTCCGACATACATTTTATTATTTGCATATTTGCTATCAATATCATTAACTGAATACCTGATAGCTGGGTATTCCATAGTTAAATTTTCAGGGGGTTGGAAGTATACATGTCTGCACTCAAACAGTTTCTCCAACTTTTCCTGAAGACTTTCCCAAGTACGCATTGTATACACCCCCTATCGTTAATATTATTCTAGGGTACTGAACTTCAACATTTGTTATCTTCCATTTAGTACCCATAAATACTACATATCTCATATGTTGAAAATTTTCATTGGCGTATGGGTCGGCTACAATACTTATAGTGTTATTCAATGTAACATTATCATTGACATTACCAGAGTTTTGATAACCACCCATCAATCGGGTTATATCGCCATAGTATGGACGTTCTATAACATCTTCAACCCAATAACCAGGTTTCTTTTCAATCATTTGAATGTAGCCTATTTTACCACTGAATTTCGCCATTTTGATTTTTCTCCTTATTTAATATGTAATTATCCTTGAGCTCCTGTATGATCTTCAACTTGAGCAGGTTCTTTCTTTAATACAATTGCAGAATATGGAACTGTTAAAGCACCAGACATTCTTGTTTCAATTAAGTATTTCATTTGGTTGTAATCTATATCGAAATCATCGAACATATTTACAGATCCACCTTTGTCAGCACCAGCTGTATAGTCTGCCATATTAACAATTACACCATAAATGTCTTTATAAGCTTCTGCTTCCATCTCTGGTATTGTTACTATTTCTTTACATCTTAAAGCTGTAGCTAGATCATTTATGTTATTATAGATTCTTCTACCATTTTGGTCTTCTATTAATAACATATCTGTTAATACATCTTCAGTTGTGAAGAATGTTGGTGTTCCAGATCCTTTGTAATCTTTTCTAGATCTGATAGCAGCTCTGATTATACCTTTTGTTCTAGAATCGTTATCAGAATAACTATTTCCTTCTTGAGTATAGTCTTTTCCTTTTGTTACTGTGTATTTAATTGTATACATAGCATCATCAGAAATTACTGGTCTTATGTTTTGTTCGTTGATTTTGTTTTGATCAGAAACATCTCTACCATCACCTAATAACATAGCTAATGCCAATTCTTTATCAAGTTGTTTTCTCATTTCTCTCTTTTGCCATGCAACAACATCAAAGGCTGTTATATCAATAACATCATCTCTGTCTATTTCATTTTTAATATAAACAGTTGTAGGAGTTGTTACTCTGTTTAATACAGCTAATGCTATATTAGCTTTTTTGTTACCCTTGATGTAACCTTTAGCTCTAGCTGTTTCTTCATTCATTCTACCAAAAGTCGTTTTAACTCTTGAGAATGGTGTATGTTTTACAGAATTCATAACTTTAGCAACCCAAGAATTATCTTTTTCAATCATTTTTGGTTCTTTATATAATTCTGTTGCATCTGGGAATAATTTGTCTAAATTTTGAATATTATTAATAGCGGCATGTTGTATAAAGCTTTCTCTTAGAGATCCATATTTTTTACCATCAGCTATAGCTTCTGCTATAATTTCTGAATGTTGTAAAACTTCATCTTTGTTATCATTATCAAATACATTATGTTTCATAGTTTCTTCTCCTCCATTTTCTTTATCGGCTTCATCGCCTTCTTCACCGTTAGCTTTGTCTTCTAATGCTTGACCAACTACGGCATACATAGCATTTTTTTGTTCTTCATTCATAGTATCTATGACTTCTTGAACAGTTTTTTCTTTCTTTTCGTCCATTTTAGTTGAATCCTCCTTTTCTTTGTTAGTATCATCGCTATGCTCTATTTCTTCATTATTTGGTATTTCTTCTGAATTATCATTGTCATTTTCTTCAGATAGAGATATTTCTCCATCATTATATATAATAACTTCTTCTTCAGCTTCAGCACCTTCACCATGAACAATAACAGAGTCTATATAAGCTCCAGGATTTGCTCCTGCCAATACTAAGCTAACTTCTCTAATGCATCCATGTACTACATTATTCATTTGAGATTTAAGTTTATTTGCATAAATTGATAGTTTATCTACATCACCGTTCATTACTAAAGATTTAGCTGTTTGACCTGATTCTGTATCATTAAATTTACAATATGCATATACACCATCATCCCTATTTTCTAATAATGCATGTCCTAAGACTTCACTAGGATCATTATGTTGATGATTCCAAACTAATGGTACTTTTTGTCCATCATTTTGTTTAAAAGCATCTTTCATGATTGTTCTACCATCAGAACATTGAATGTTATTTCTAGTAGCCCAACCACCAAAATCATAATCTTTATTCAATGTTTGTTCCTCCTTCCGTCTTATTTTGATTATTACCATTCATATCAGCTATACTCTCTGTTGATTGATTAAGATTACTGTTTATTAACATATCAGCTTTAGGATCATCAGAAGGTTTTCTTCCGATTACTTGTCTTATTTCATTAGAGGTCAATATTTCATTTCTTGTAAATTTATCAGCGATTTCTGCTATTTGGTTTACAGGAACTAATTTAAATGGATCTCTAAAGAATAAGATAGTCTTTCCTTGAGTACGAGATGTTTTAGTAATAAATTTTCTTATCATTTCATCAACAATAGAAGATACAATAGGTTCAACTGTACGAGAGTAGTAGTTTAACATAGTCTTTTCATCAGCTGTACCATCTAACACTGCTTGTGTAATACCTAACTGGCTATATAGCATACTCGTTAAATATTCAATCTGCTTCATTAGATTGTTCTCAACTGGACGATTCAACTGTGTTATTTTTTCTGTTCCATCAGTATAGGCAATCCCATACTTTGAACCAGAAAGTTGTTTTTCTATATCTGCCCTACGTTGTTCCGCCTGAGCTCTTCTAGCTGGAGATTTAACAATATATGGTAATTGAATAATAAGATCTAATTTTCCAGAACCAGACTGTTCATCTATACTATCTAATAATACTAATTTTCTTATTAGACGTTGTAATGTTGAGTTAGGTTCATTCATAATTGCGTATAAAGGATTTTCTATTATAGCAACATCACTTTTATTTAATGTTATTTCTTCTTTTAATCCTTTTCTTTCATTATACACTTCTACTCTAACTTGATTAGGGTACCATGTAATAATTTTACCAACTCTAAGACTTAATATATCATACGAGTTAGTATCATCAGGATTAACAGATGTATCTACTGGAACAATAGCAATACAACCTTCATCAAACATAGACATTACAGCATCTTGAATAAGATTTCGTCCAGTTTGATCAAGATTCGCTTCGACAGATAAACATTCATTTAAACTAGAATTTATAATAGATTGAAATCTACCATCTTTATCTAATTGACAATGATTAATATCTATTGCTGCTACATCTATAGCAATTCTATTAAATACAGATGTAATAATAGAACGCTCATTTCTAGTAGTTAATCTAACACGATCTGGTCTATAATAGTAACCATTATATCCATTATCATTGGAAGTAGGATTCTTATTGGTAAATGCGTTATAGGCATTTTTAAATCTAGAACCTATTGATAATTCCATTTTGAATCCTCCTTTTATTCAAAAGCATCACGATTAAGTTTGAATGCAACATAAGCATCCATCATAGCTGCTACTGAATCTATTTTTTGATCATAACGTTTTTTATATAGTTTCCTATTTCCATTAGTATCCTCTAATGTAATACAGTTCCCCATTGTAAATGACATAAGTTCTTCATCAAAGATAAGTAATCTATCTTCAGCTAACTTCTTTAATTCACCCAGTGGAACAGATTCTGTTTTTGCTCCTTGTATTACTTTTTCAATACCAAAAGGTCCATTTTCTCTTTCCCATCTTTCAACAAAGTCTTTGGCATTATAAGGGTCATATCCAAAACATCGTATATCGTAATCTCTTTCTGTTATATGATTGTCAAGATCTTCATATACTTCCATTATATCTAATACAGTACCATTCATGACAACTAAACTACCTTCATTAATAAATTCATCATACTTCAGTCGCATGGCTGGTGGTAATTTCATAAGGGTACGTTCTGTAATATAGTTCCTCGTTTTAACACCAAAGGCATTTCTTGTTAATGGAAATAGAAATGTAAATGCACAAAAGTCATCACCTTGAGAAAGGTCAGCACCCAGTGCACACGGCATTTGCCAATAATCTCTTTTCTTATGTTTGATTGTTTCTTCATAAGTAAAGAAATATGTATAACCTTCCATAGGAATACCAAAACGTTTTGCTAGAATATCGTTTCTAGTAGCCGGAGCTTTTTCAGCTCTATCAACATCTAACTGATATGTTTCATATGTAACAGTTTTACCTAAATTAGGATTAGCTTTTAACCACATATCAGGATTACTTACTTCATCTATTGAATCTAATTTGTACCACCATATAGACACATGTGGATTAACATATTCTCCTTTAAGAATATCCATTAATTCCATTTTAATTGTGTCTCCAGGACCATTACGTACAGTTCCTTCTGAACTTACAGCAATAATCAGATAGTCATCATTCTTAGATGCACCTTGTTCAAGAGCACCAATAACATCTTCCCTTACATCACCAGATAACCATTCATCAACAGTATTGATTCTACTATTTAAACCTTGTAATTTATCGATAGACATTGGTCTTATTTCTACAATAGAACCAGTTAAGAAATTTTCTATACCTTTCTTTGTAGACGCCAACTTTACTCTATTAATTTTTGGACCAGTTGTGTTGTTAATGGAACCTTCTGTTAAGAATTTAAATAGTGGCCCACGAGATCTTGTTATTGCTGTTCTCATTGGTGATAATGCTTCTTCTGCTTGTTTCATTGTTGGGGCAGTATGTACTCCATGTGTAGTAGAAGTATCAACATTAAGAAAGTAACTTTGTATATAAGATTCATATTGTGATTTAGCAGCACCTCTTGCTACAATAAGATACTGTTTATTTGTAAGTCTTTTCTTAATACGTTTGTTTACATAATGTCCACCATGACCATCTTTAGATGGAACATAGACACTACGTTCTACATAATAAAACCAACTAAATACTTGTTCAGCCCATAATTTAAATGAGTCTAAAAGAACTAGATCTTCACCATCAGTTAAAGTTAATTCATTTTCACAATAATTTATGAAACCATCTATTGCTAAATCATCATAGTAAACACCAGGATTTGCTATCAAAGCGTCTATACGATTCATTTCCATAGATATAGTTTCACAGACCGGAATTTCGCCTCGCATTACAGCATCTCGAAACATACCATAATATCTAGGCGTTGCTGTATTCGATAATGCCATAGTTTATTTCTCCTAACTTCTTACTTTTTCTTTTTACTAGATTTAGCATAATTATTATAACTATTTACATTATTAATTCTACTAATAACATCCTGCAATTCAGCATCTGTTAATTTATTAATATCAATATTATCTATTTTTGTCTTCTTAGGAACTGACTTCTTAGTATTAACTAAATCATTACCAAAATTAGTAAGATAATTTTGAACAACGGTTTTAGCAGCATTAGTTGCTGATGGTATTAGTACATCTTTGTAAACTTTCTTCATAAATCGTTTGCCAAGACTAGCTTTTTTTTCAGTCTCTGATGAATTAATCTTATTTTGACTTACTTGATTAAATACAGATTCATATTCTTTTTCTAATCTAGCTCGATTAAGTTTTTTTCGGATTTCATCATCAGACATATCTTTTACTGATTTTTCTTTTTTAGTAATAGTTGCTGTTTTGTCAACTATTCTAATTTTTTTACCAGTAACTTTTTGGTATTTATCAAGAATCTTATTAGCTCTTTTTTTACCAGCAGGTGTTAAAGAACCATCTGGATTTTGATATCGTCTATGCCCGCCATCTCATACCTAAGACACCATGATGATAAAGCTCATCTGTATTTTGATATTGCCACATGTTATTTTACCTCCTCACTTGATTCAGCATGTACATTTAATCGCCATTCAAGTTCGTTAATGTTTTGTTGAATAGCGTCTTTGACAGCTGTACTAAGAGGTGGGTCAAATATTAGCTTAACTTTTAGATGCATATAAGTTTTGATAGCTTCTAAATTAGTATCATCCTTAAGAAATTCGGACCAAGTGGATTTACTATCTTCTATAGAAAATACTTTATCTGGTCCAACACCTAATTGATTAAGTACCAAAAATACAGTATTGATATGCATTATTATATCGGCATCAAAGTCAGTACAGCTTTCTGCTATACCTAATAATTTTTTAATAGATGTTAATATACTTTTATCCATATCAATCACCTCTTAATTAATAGTTATGAATTTCTTCATACAATAACCTTCCACTCCATTTGGAGTCACTATTTTGTAGAATTCTTCAGCTTCTTTATCAACTGTTAAATCTACTTTTACCATTGTATTAACACCAATTGTGCATAATACTTCAGCATCTTTTGAACTTTCTTTTCTTATGTTCAAAAGTTCACAATTAGAAACAATACCATCAACAAGTACTATTTCTTGTTTTACTTCTTCAACAATTGGTTCGTCAACATTTTCTACTTGATTAGTCATTTGTTGAACAACATTTACTTCATGTTCATGACTAGGAGAAGATTGTTGATTTTTGTTTCCAAACATTTTAGAATAATTGTGTGACATATGATTACCTCCTTTCAATGTCTCCATGGACATGTATCATATTTTGTCCTTGTAATCGGAACCTGATATAATAGATCCCTATTACCATAATGTATAGCCTTATGAGTACAATCAACAGTAGTGATTAAATACTCAGGGTCTAACAAAAATTCTGAATGATTCAAGATATCTTCTTTTGTTATTGGATTCATATGATGAATAATTATTTTTTGATCAATTATATCAAATCCTTTAACTCCTAAATCACATCCTAAATCTCTTGTAATTATATCGTTTCTTAAAGAACGCCATTCAGGTGATGTATAAAAAATTTGATTAAGATATCTATCATATCCAAAAGTATCTTCACCAACTTTTCCATGCATACATAAATAGTCAAATCGTTCTTCAAAAGTTTCTAACTTTATAAGTTCTGAATATGTTTTAATAGTCATCTGATTCCTCATCGTCATCAGCACCTCCATGACCACTATAGTTTCGCATAGCAGTAATAGCATTAGCATAAAGCTCTTCGATCTTCTTTGCTGACTGTAATGATTCAGTCTTTGCTGTTATAAGTTCTTTTTGTTTCTCTAAAATTTCTTTTTCGATCTTTTCTTTAGTCGAACCAAGTTTTAGATAATGAGTTATAACTTGAGAAGACGCTGTTCCATCTCTCAATTGTTGCTCTGCTAAATTTGTAGCTAAATATATCAACTGATTTTCTCTAGCTTCAGGTGTTAAGGCAGGACGAATTTTTTCAGACTGACTAGAAGTACTACTTTTCTTAACTTTTGCCATGCTTGCTTCTCCTTTCTTAACAGTATTTATTTGGTTATATAAGACTTAGATAGCATTTAAAGTGACTTGTAGAGGACAATAATATATTCATTAAAAATTAGAAAGGAGAAATAAACATAATTTATTTAGAACAGGAGGTATTGTACTTCTGGTCTTCCGATCACATTCTTCACTACAAATCACTTTAAATACCATCTAAGGTAAAAACAGTAAGGGAATGTTCTAGAACCCATTTCTAAAAAATCCCTCCGGGGAAAATATAAAGAGATCGG